CGCTGCGGTCGCCGCGGATGATTACTTTCTTTCCGATGTTTGTTTCCATTGTTTTGTTGTTTATAGTGTTAATGTTTTCTTTTGCTCTGCTTTGCAAGCATTCTTTGATATGCTCTGCGCTCTTGACGTGTCATGCCGTCCTTTTTGATGTTATAGAACTCGACATCTTCACGGTACTCCTTCGATTCCTCGCGCAAAAAGACTTGCTGATTTGCGTACTCGTTGCGGAGCTGTTTCATTCTTTCTAAATCCATATCTTTATTTTGTTTGTTTTAACGGTTTTGGAGGCTCAGTAAATTTGCACACAATGCGTAGAGCACGAAGCAGACGTTGATTCTCAAACTGTGCAATCAAGCTGAGAATAAAATCTGTATTATACCCATTCCAATAATTAGCTTTATTACTGCGGTACATCTTGATAATTTTCCTTGCCTGTCGAAGTTTCATAGTTATATCTTTAAGTTTGCGTCCTCGCCGAGTACCCAGAGGATGTGTTGGAGCTGGTGGACGTACTGGAGTTTATTTCCAAAACGATAAGTTGAGTCGGCTACAACAAGCTCAAATCCTTCTTGTTTTTTATAAATACTTTGTTCTAAGCTTACATAAAAAGCGTCTTTGCCTTTTGAGTAAATATCACAAGAAGAAGTCGGATCATGTCTCTTATTCCATCCATTCTTTTCGAGGATTTCGGGAGTAAGGAGAATACCCTCAATATAATCACACCAAACGCCGTGAGAAAACTCCCACTCTTCCCTAACGACTTGAAGTAGACCCGCAAGTCCTTTCTTGTCTTCACATGTCCGCTCGGAGTCTATGTCTACAACTTCACAAAGTGCTCCTTGGGGAATCATGCAGTTATCACTGCTGACCCTTACATAATCCCCTATTCTTAATTTTTCTGGTTTAATCATGTTAATTGCGTAAAATATGTACTTTTATAACTTTATGAATAGCTTTAGGTTGTGACTTGTTAAAGTCGTGAATGAAGCGACGCTCAAGGTCGGTGTGCCATAAGGGTTTGTCAGTATGAGGCATGAGAACCTTAGCACGAACACGCTCTCCATTATCGAGTGTAAGAATGGCTGTGCGCCATTGAGAAGGAACGAAAGGATTGTAACTCATTTTATACTCCTTTCCGCTTCCGCCACACAACTCAACCGTTCTACTTGTTGTTGCAGCTTTACCATTTCCTTGTTTGCATGGTCTCTTTCCATCCTCGCGTCGTTCACAAGTATAAAACCGGTTGCTACAGCTACTATCGACACCACCGCCACGCAAATCCACGGCTGTCTATGCACAAAACTGTTAATGTCTTTACAGACACCCTTTGTAAAAGCCCAACCATACTTTAAAGCATACACCCCAGCTTCTTTTGTGGTTGCATCGTCTACAAAACTAATTGTTGTTTTCATAATTTTTTGTTTTTATTTTACGTTAAACTTCAGTCTTAGTTTTTTATAATTAAATAAATACCATACTATATGACAGCGTATTTGTTGGCGTAATTTTTATAAATATGATTACGATAACTGTACGTGTAGTTTACAAGCATGTCTTCTGTATATTTACTACAAATTGCAATACGTTTACAGATATTGCGCATTTTCTTTATAATATTGCATTTTACCGCAAGTTTTACAATTTGTATTGACTTACATACTGACATACCTATTTTTACCGCCATATATTTGTATGAAATGCCGTTGTCTATGAATTTTCTGCCATAACAAAAACGATTACAAGTTTTTGTTGCTTCCTTATATTCTTTTTTTGAAGAAGGATTGCTTCTTTGCTGAATCATTCGTTTGACAAAATCCTTATGACGTTGTATTTCTACAAGTAACATTGCGGTCAATACATTTTCTATGTTTTTGATTTCTTGCGCATAAGCATTCTTTTTTAAGTTAACGTTAGGTTTAAATGTAAGTTCAGGTATAGCGATATTACGATGTGCCGTGTGACTATGCAATGATTTAAAAACGAGGTGTTTGTTGTTAAGGCCTGTCTCCTCAATCAATTCCATGTTTCTAAGGATAGACAATCTATCTTTGATGGCATTCGCACTTATACCTGTAATATCATGCAACTTATTTACGCTCCAATCCTTAACAATAGAATTGCGAGTGTGCGCTTTTACAAACAAAGAGAATGCAATCGCCTTTCTCAATTGAGAGTTGCGATACATCTGATTTATTATGATTCTCTTTATCTTCATGTCTGTAAAAAGCAAAAGCGACAAGGTTGTGTACTTACCTTATCGCTTTGTATTTAATGCGTCAGTTAAGACGCGCCTTAAATCCATGTTATACACTTCACGATGTACACGGTTCGCTTAGTGGTGATTAATAGCTTTGCTATTTTTCACACCACAAAATTAATAAAAATATCCATCAAACTAATATATTCTCTTAATTATTTATAATTTATTAATACTTTATATTGATATATTATTAGTTTTCAGTATCTTTGAAGCGTTAAACTAATAAATAATTGCTTATGACATTTACACAGACTGAACAGTATTTTTGGGCAGAGCGCATCATGCAAGCGGTCTGCGATGTAGGACAAGTTACCTTTTTGGAGCTTGTATCAGAAAGAAAAAATGTGCGTGCAAATACCCTACGCGGCTTGTATTGTCTTTTCACTCGCGATTATTGCATTCATCCAGATCGTGCGGCGCGTCTTATTGCTCGCACACGTGTAAACGTAATAAATCAGGCACGTAAGTATGCGCAGTATTTACAGGTCAAAGACAAGATGATTGTCGAATTATACAATAAAATCAAGAACATTCTTAAAACCTATGACAATGAGAAGAGATTATGATATTACAATCCCAGACATGTTGTTTCCAAGCGACAATGAACTGGAGATTCCTACACTCGACATCAATATGCAAGCAGAATGTTGTCAGATACCATTCTTATGCTTTGGAGAACAAAAGCGCACGTATAATATGAATGGTGCAGGAACACTACATTTCTATACTGACGATTACCGCTTCACTACAGTATACGAACATCCCGAAAAGATATACAAACAACATCATCCTGCAAACATTGTAGAGCCCAATTTCTCTTTGTTCAATGAGACTCCTATATCATTCGGCATGCAAGCTCTCTACAAAAAGCGATGGATTGCGCGCGCTATGCAGACCCGTGGCATTGGCATATTCGTCGACCTTAATGTAGCACAAAAATGGTATCAGCTTAACATGCTTGGCGTTCCCCGTGGGTGGAGGGCTTTCGCTACACGCGGATATTCCGACCGTCTGAACAACCTTGCCTTTGAATTGTCTATCGCCAAGGACTGGGCTTTGGGCAAAACTCCTCTATTCGTTATATACGGTGGCGGCAACGAATGCCGGCGGTTCGCCCAAGAGAATGGTTGTATCTATATTAATCCTGTTGTTACGACAAAGAAAAAAATAGAAGCGTTAAAAAAGATACACGAAGGTGTGGCATTCTTCAACGAAGAATTTTCAGTTAAGAAAGAACTTGAAAAACTCACACCGTTCACGCATCAGATAGAGGATTTCTCATCGAACAGTAAACAAAACATTGAAGACAAAAATTAGTTTATTTAGCGACAAGTGATTTTTAGGTGATTATTAATTAATGAAGTACCTTTGCTTTACTCATAAGCAAAGGTTTAAGTAGAAGGCTGGCTCGCGAGGGTCGGTCTTTTATTTTATATATAATGTATGCATTTAGCAAGCTTTAAAATATATTAAATACTAATATTTCTATTAGTTTTATTTGGTTGTTTGAAGATAATATATTAATTTTGCGATGTAAAAATTAATAAGTAACTAATAAAAGGAGATACAACAATGATACAGCTTACAAAAAGAGAGCTTAACAAGCTCAACACACGCAAAGCAAAGGTCGCAAAACTTAACAACGACCTTAGAGAATATTTTGACGCATCAGGCGATATGTTACTGCCCGACATTGAATGTACCTGTATAGGTTACAGACCAATGGGAATGGTTGAAGCTAATGACATTAAAGATAAAAATGGTAACGTTGTTGGTTTTCAGGCTTCCGTAGATGACTTAGACTACAAGGTTGAATACGTAGAAGAAGATGGTGATATATACCTTACAGGTTGGGAAGAACTTGAAGACGACCTTAAATATCAGCGTCGCAGACTCAACAAAGCTTGGAGAGTATTCAAGGCCGAAAATCCTGACGCAGAACTCGAACGTGACGACGAGGAGGATTAATTGTTTATACGGGGAGTAAACAATATTTACTCCCGATTACATAAATCATTAACTTTGCAAATAAAAAAACAAAAGATTATGGCAAAAGGTGGAGGTCCAACAAGAACAGTAAGCGCAAACAACGCAAGTGCAAGCAGAACAAGCAGCAGCGCAAACAACGCAAGTGCAAGCAGAACAAGCAGCAGCGCAAACAACGCAAGTGCAAGCACCTTAGATTGGGAAAAGGTAAAACTATCAAAAAATGACATACCTGAAAAGAATGTAGCAGGAGATTCAGGAGTAGTTGCTGCTTATTATAATCCCGTATCTAACATGATGTCAATTAAAGGCAAATTGTATCGTGTAGATTTTGACAATGAAACCTTATTAAATTCAATGTCGGGAACAAAGGTAAAACAAAACACTTCTGTAGATAGAGCCTTTCGACATTTTCTTGAGGTTAACAAAAAGGCAATTGCAAAACGATAATATTTGTGGAGTGTAATGTGTGTAAATTTATGCACAAAATTATATATAAAAAATAAATCTAACACATATTTTAAAGGGTACGCACGGCAAAAACGTAGCGTGCCCTTTTTGTTTACACGGAAACTGATAAATCCTTATAAACCTTGATAAAACAGCTTAACTTTGCTTTAAATCATTATAAAACACGTTTAATATGGCAAAAAAGCAGAATAACACGCTCAGTGAATTGGGCGTTAAAGAACGAATAAGCCTAAGCTGTCTGGAGCTTAATGAAGGGCAGATTGTGGGCATCCCAAAGAATCCTCGTTATCTCAAAGGAGAGGAACATGACAAGCTAAAAAAGTCACTCAAGGACTCGCCGGAGCTGCTGCAATACAAGCCGCTTATGGTATACGCTGCCGAAGGTGGCAAGTTTGTCGTTATTTGTGGCAATATGCGCTTGCGTATCTGTCAGGAACTGCACAACGAAGGCGTAGAAGGTTTTGATGCGCTGCCTTGCTTTGTACTTAACAAGGACGTGTCCATTGCTAAAATTAAGGAATACGCCATCAAGGACAACGTACAGGCTGGCAACTGGGACTGGGACGAGCTTGCCAACGGAGATTGGGAGGTAGACGATTTGCAGGACTGGGGCGTTGATTGCTCGTTCTTGACCGACACGGAGCCAGTCAAAGAAATGTCGGAACGAAAGGAAACCGAGGACGACGAATACTACGAGGACGAGCATGAGATAGAAGCGAAATGCAAACTCGGTGATATCTGGCAACTTGGCAGACATAGACTTATGTGTGGCGACTCTACTGACGCATCGCAAGTCGCTAAACTACTCGGGGGCACAAATATTCAACTATACTTGACAGACCCACCTTACAATGTGGCTTATGGTTATGATGGTGCAGCAACAGAAGGACATCGCAAGGACGGACTGGTTGTCTTGAATGACAAAATGGACAACGACAAATTCGAGGAGTTCTTGACAAACGCATTTAACGCTGCCAATGCTAATATGGAGAAAGGCGCTTCGTTCTATATATTCCACAGCGACGGCTACTCATATTGGTTTAGAAAAGCCCTTATCAACACGGTAGATCTGGAGCTACGAGAAAATTTGATATGGGTAAAGAACTCTATGGTCCTCGGAAGACAAGACTACCAATGGCGACATGAACCTTGCTTGTATGGTTGGAAAAAGGGAGCAACCCATAATTGGTTTAGCGACAGAAAACAAACGACCGTTATGGAGTTTGACCGACCGACAAAGAGTATTGAACATCCGACAATGAAGCCCATTCCACTTTTCGCATATCTTATTCAGAACTCATCACAGGAAGGCTGGAATGTATATGACAGCTTCGGAGGTAGCGGCACGACTATAATGGCGTGCGAACAACTCGATAGAAACGGTTTCTCGATGGAGCTTGACCCTCATTATTGTGATGTAATAATCAATCGTTGGGAAACTTACACAGGGAAAAAGGCTGAAAAAATCACAGTTTAACTACATAATTTAAAATTAGAAATGATAGAAAAAGTAAATCCACAACATCCCGACAAAGTCGCAGACCGCATTGCCGGAGCAATCGTTGACCTTGCTTACACCAAGCAGGAAATTCCAAAGATTGCCGTTGAAGTTCTTGTCGGACATGGCGTAGCTAACGTTATTATCGAAAGCAGCGTAGATTTCTCAAAAGAAGAAGTACACACAATCGTGGAGCGCATAACCAACTTTGACAATTTACGACTGAATCTTGTAGTCAAGCCACAGGACGCGCACCTTGCAAAGAACCAAGATGGCATTATCCGTTGCGGTGACAACGGAATCTTCAAGGGTATGCCCCTCACTGACGAGGAGTGGAAGTTAAGTCAGATTGCTCGCGGTATTTACGAACGATACCCGTCGGACGGCAAATATATCTTGGGCGGCGATGAGCTGGTGATATGCCAAAGCAATGCCAAGGTAGAAGAGCTGAAAAAACTCTACCCTACTGCAACTGTCAACCCTCTCGGTGACTGGACTGGAGGCATCGATGTCGATAGCGGAGCAACCAACCGCAAGCTCGGTTCTGATATGGCTCAGTCGGTAACAGGCAGTGGACTGCACGGAAAAGACCTGTCTAAAGCCGACGTGTCGGTTAATATATATGCTTTTCTTAAGGCGCAAAAAGAGCTGAAGCCTGTGGAACTGTTCTGCGCTATCGGTGATGAAACCGTCGACGGCAAGCCGTACTCCGAGATTGTGGAGATAGCAAAAGACTACATCAACAAGGTCGGTGGCTTCGAGAAGTTCGCCGAGTGGGGACTGTTTTAAAAAGTTGCTTAATGGATAAACAAGTTGTAAAACTTTCGTCAGGAACAAGAAACAATAACCCAAGAAAGATTAGAAACGCCAGTCTTGCCGAGAGCTACGAAAAGCAAGGGTATGAAGTGGTTAGGAGGGGTTATCCGAATAATGCTTTTGTTGCAATCTACAAAGGGTCTAATCCGCACAACCAGTTGGAGAGGACGGTGGGCGAAATCTTTGCCGAAAACGGTCTGAGTTTTACGCTCGAAAAAGACGGCGGCGTAAAAATACGACTAAGAGATGGCAGGTCTTTGGAAATGCCGTCGCTTGACGGGGTGGCCGACAATTCGTTTACTCACGAAATTATGGCTCTTCAAGGCAAGCCAAGTGCCGACAAAGTCGCTGAGGGTATTAAGCATAGCTTTAAAGTGTGGAAGCAGGATAAAAAGCAAAGGATACAGGCAGACATTGCTATCACGTTTACACCCAAAGGCACAAAATACCATAGGGAGGACATTGACGCAGGCGTGAAAGAATACAAGAGACAGGTAAAAGATGGTCAAACAGAAGCAAAACCATTGATATACTTGCATGTTGACGAGGGTCACAGGGAAATATACTATCGGAATATAAAATAAAAAAAAGGCGGTATCGCCTGTATATAGGATGCCGCCGTAGGGTTTATTTTTGTCCCGATGGTTCATATACTCCAACTGGCTACTAACCCTCCCACAACATAAGTTGATGTGCAAATATAATAATAATTTAGACAACGACAAAAAATAATGAGTAAAAAGTGATGTCACAAATATTTTATGGTGAAAAAATAAAGAAACTATTATGAGTAAACCACTGCCCATCAGAACAACCATTGAGCGTGCGCTCAACATAAATATTTCATCATCGCTGCCTGCAAAGGACAAGGTGGCGGTGATGGAATGTTTGCTAACGTTAAGCGCAAATGATATAAGGCGCATAAATGAAAGCGACAAAGCAACTGCTTTTGTTAGCTTGTGCGCCAACATACTCCGTCGTGGTGAATTGATGGAGTATATGCAGATTCTCGAAATGTGCCGTAAAATGGCTTTAAACAACGATAAATGCGTTTGAAAGTGCTATAAACGTGTTTAAATGTACGATAAACGCATAGTGAAAGGAAAATAAAAGGAATAAGGAGAAGAATATGCCACTGTCAAGAAATGAAAATAAACGCAAAAAGCAACTTGCAAATTTGGAGAAAGGCAAGTTTAAAAAGGGCGAGATTACCAATCCTAAAGGGCGACCGCCTAAGCCTAAGACGATGACGGCGTTTATCGCTGAAATGAAGGAAAAAGGCTATGAAGTGCCAACATCGCAGACCATAGCCGAGTCGTTTCTGTATATTGCCACCCTGCCCGAGGACGAGCTTAAAGCCGTTCTTGCCGACAAGACACGTCCTATGATGCAGCGTATCGTTGCCAAAGGCATACTTGACAAAAAAGGTATGGATATACTCGAACGTGTCGTAGATAGAGCCTATGGCAAGATACAACATATAGACCTCACAAGTAAAGGCGAGCAAATTAAGCAGGATCCTTTGCAAGTGCATGTCGTTACTAACACAGAAGAATACAACAAGGTTCTTGCGGAGATACAAAAGGAGAAAGAACGTAAAGAAGCTGAACTTGATAAAAAATAAGGAGGGTGAAATTATGGCAAAGAACAGTGGAGGAACAAGAATGAGCACATCAAAAGGTTTTGAATGGTCACATAGTGATTCCACGATGCACAACAGATATTTAAAAAAGAGGCTACCGTAGGTCTTGGTAATTTTATGCAAAGAAAACCAAAGAAAGTTACCGATACAGAATACGAAAGACTGTTAAAAAGCGGCGATTATATAGAAATAGTACATGGAAGTAGTGTAGAAGGTATAAATGAGTTAGTCAACGGGAAGTATTACATCAATAATGACTTACACGTTGCAGGTTTTGGATATTATTTCTCAAAAGACAAGGCAACAGGCGAAGGCTACTCGGCTCGTGATGGAGAAAAAATGCTTACGGCACTGATAAAAAAAAGCGACATCTTACAACAATCAAAAATAACAGCAGAAGACCGAAAAAAAGGTTATGACCAATATCTCGGGACTTCCCCGACGTTGAAAAACGGCAAACCGCTTGATGATATGTATAAGAAAGATTTTTACAACTCAACAACAATCGCAGCGCGTAGAGGATATAAAGCTGTCACGAGTAAAAGCTCTAATATTGTCATTATAGATAGAAGTGCACTATTGATTAAGAAATAAGTAAAAGACAGATGCCACACGTATTTTTAGCAAAGAACTACATGAGAGTAGATGCCGCCAAGAAAGCGGGATTTACTACCGTATCATTGCAAGGAAGCTCACGTTCAGCCAAAACATGGTCGATTGTGCAGTTTCTTTGCATCTATTGCTTTAATAACGCTGGCACAACCGTTTCAATAATACGTGCCGGAATGCCCTCTATTAAGCGTACCGTATACCGTGACTTTAAGAATGTGATGCTGTCTTTGGGATGGTGGAATGACAAATCAATGAACAAGTCGGAGTATGTCTACACTTTTCCTAATGGTTCTTGGATAGAGTTTTTCTCTACCGACAACGAGCAAAAGGTGCGCGGTTCAAAGCGTAAGATTTTGTTCGTAAACGAGGCTAACGAGCTTTCTTTTATTGAGTGGCAGCAGCTGCAAATGCGTACTACAGAGTTCTCCATACTCGACTATAATCCATCTTTCTCAGAAGAACACTGGATAAACCAAGTAAACGAGGAGAAAAATACTTATTGGTTCATATCTACTTATAAGGACAATCCATTCCTTGAACCAAAGGTAATCGCTGAGATTGAAAGTCTTAAATGGAAAAATCCGAGCCTGTGGCGAATTTACGGACTCGGACAGCGTGCCATTGTTGAGGGTCTTGTATTTGAGAATGTCGTTGTTGACGATTATATACCAGTGGAAGCACATAGACACCATTGGATTGGCATGGACTTTGGCTATACCAACGACCCTACAGCTATTGTAGAAGTCTATCTATGTGGTAACGACCTATATGTAGACGAGCGTTGCTATCAAACGAAAATGATGACTGACGATATAATTAGAGAACTAAAAAATATAAAAGGTGACTTAGAAATAATATCAGAGAGCGCAGACCCACGTCTTGTTGATGAGATATACAATGCTGGTCTGAATATCAAACCTGTTACAAAGTTCAAAGGTTCTGTAAACGCTGGCATTATGAAAATGCAACAGTTTAAGATACACGTTACAAGACGTTCTATGAGTATTCGCAAGGAGTTCAACAACTACACTTGGCAACGGGACAAAGAAGGAAAATGGCTCAATGTACCAATTGACATGTGGAATCACGGCTTAGATGGAATTCGCTATGTTGTACTTGACAAAGTACTTGGCGCTTACGGCAGTGGTATGAGTGCAAGCGAAATTTTGGATATAATATAAAACAAACACAGCAAACCCTATTGTTAGGTGTTTGCTGTGCGTAGGCTTAGATTGTTTTTAATCAATTGTGGCGATAAATTCAAACTCGTCTTCTATTATATCATTCTTCCAATAGATAACATTTACCTCCTCCAAAGTTTTGTTGTAATCCTCAATGGAGAACACAAACTCTATCAATTCATTGTTCTTCTCCATTTCGTCATTAATGTACGAAACAGACCATTCGTCACTATTTATATCGTTAATGCAAAACGTTTTTTCACTTGCTTTGCTTAGCTGTTCGAGGTCTCTTGAGATTGTAAATGTTAAGCTTTTCTTTCTGCCAATGATAGGTAAACCATCTTTGCGTGTAACTTTAATTTTCATTGTTGTATCTCCTTTTTTATTAGTTATATATTAATTTCTACAACGCAAATTAATATATTATTAGTATATAACAAAATTATCTGCTATAAATTTTTCTTTTATTAGATTTTTTAAGACTTTGCAAATTGTTTACACAGCATATTGGTTTTGTAATCGCCAGCTATATGCGTTTTGTAACTTTGCTAACAAAGTTAGCAAAATATGAGAAAGATAACAGAAATACTCGTCAACGATGCCAACACAGTACATATGTTACTAACGGCAAGAAAACTACCACAGCATGAGAGTTTTGAAACACTTATGAATCAGTGGGATCCTTACAAGCATGACGTCTTCGACAAAAACAAACGCAAGAAAAAGAAGATAAAAGTACCAACCGACCAAAAAGACCCGATTACAGGACAGGTTATATACAAAACCGAGCTTGTTGACCGAGTGCGCATTGCTCTGCCTACGCAAAATATTATTGTGGAGCGACTTGTCGGATTCTTACTTACAAATGCCGTAACGTACAAAGCGAACTCGCATGGCGTGCTGTTAAAGTCGCTTAACAGCAAGCAGCAGCAGCTTTTTGATGCATTGTTGCACTGCTACCATGACAACAAAATGAAGTACTTTGACAAACGACTTGTGCGTACAGTATCATCACAATGTGAAGCGGCAGAGTTGTGGTATATGACAACCGACGAAAACGGACGACTCGGTGGTGAGATACGTGTACAGCTTTTATCTCCTGCCAATGGCGATAAGCTCTATCCGCATTTCAATGATTGGCATCGTATGGACGGCTTCGGACGTGAATACTACACATTTGACGAGCTTGGAACGTCTGAACAGCATTTCGATGTATACACAGACCTTCATGTGTACAAGTATATCAATAATGGCTCTGGCTGGACGTGCATAGACGTAAAAGCACACGGCTTTACCAAAATACCTGTCGTATACTATCGTCAGTACAAATCCGAATGGGCGGACGTTCAATGGGCAGCAGACCGTGTGGAGGAATGTATATCCAACTGGGGTGATACAAATGACTATTTTGGCACGCCCAAGTATTTTATACAAGGCAGGCTTGAAGGCTTTGCTGAGAAAGGCGAACAGGGTGCAGTATTCCAAGGAGGGAAAGACACAAAAATGAACGTTTTATCTTGGGATCATTCGCCCGAGTCGGTCAAAGGCGAAATCGCATACCTATTCAACATTATTTTCTCTTTTACGCAGACTCCCGACATATCGTTCGAGAACATGAAAACGCTGGGCAACAATACAAGCGGTGTCGCTATACGTTTGATGTTTACAGATCCTTTTATAAAGGTTGGCAACAAAACGGAAATGTATGGAGAAATGTTCACACGCAGAAGTAACATCGTAGCCAATGGTATTTGCAACGCCGGCATTTACGTAAAAGGCATAGACATGAGTGTGGCTGAGAATATTGACTTTGAACCAGTGTTTGAGCCGTACATACCAAAAAATGATGTTGAGCTAATGCAACTTATCACTCAGAGCAACGGAGGCAAACCGTCGACCTCGCAGCGTCGCTCCATTGAGCTTAATCCACTCAACGATGATGCAGATAGTGTAGAAAAAGAAATGAAAGAAGAGCAACAGAGCGAATTAATGCAACAGGCGGCAATGCTTGGTATGGGCAGTTCCGCATCAGCAGCACAATCGATAAATAACGAAGGGGAGGAATAACTATGGCAAAGAATAGTGGAGGAACAAGAGTAAACAATCCAACTCGTCCTGGATTGCGACAAAACACCATTGCATTTATAGAAAAATGGAATAACAATTCTACTAAAGAATTACAAGACGAATATACTAAATATGTTGAAGAAGAAAATAACGAAGTACCACAAGTAAAGGGACCTTCGCTCGTAAACAATGAAGCAGTAAAATATTACCAAATGACAAGCACAATAAATAAAAAATTAAGAGGTTTGTCATCGTCTCCTTTGAGTAAATCACAAACAAGTACTATAAATGCTGTTGATAAATTATTGTCTCAGTCCCAACTAAAAAAAGGCATAGTAGTGTATCGTGGAACAAAAGATCATCCTTATGACAATAATGGTTTTATTTCAACAAGTACATCCCCAATCGTTGCTTCAGATTTCGGCAAGGTAAAAGCATATTACATTCCTAAAGGAGAACATGCTTTATGGATTGGTGGGCTTGAGAAAGAGTTGTTGTTACCAAGAGGATTTAATATAAAGAAATACGAACTGTAAAAAAAATAATAATTATGGCAAAAGGAGGTGGGGGAACAAGGAAGAGTCGCCCAAAAGAAACTCTTCCTACTGAAAAGATTACTGCTGTCAGTGACTATATGTACACAATTAATGACAATGGAGCTTATTCAGATTCAGACAAGGCAAAAGCTATATATAAAGGTCGTGAGGAATTAAAGAAATTATATCCAGACCAACCTTTCATTACTGTAACACATTTAAGTGTTGACGAACAAGGCTATTTGCATGTAGATATAGGTCTCAACGGAAAAAAGATAGCCGGTATGCTGAGAGAATTTGGGCAAATTCGATATGATACAAGAGACAACAAATTCCATGTCACCTATCAAGGGTATAAATGGGAAACTGCAACTCTCAACAATATGAGGGAGCAATACAAATATATCCAAGACAAACAAAATTTTGGTAAATGGGATAAGAAAATGGAAGAATTAATTGACAGACACAACAATAAACCCACAAAAGAACATAATGCTTTTATGGATATTGAGCAACGATACAGATTAAGTAAGTGATGGCAAAAAAGCTAACATCAAAACAAAAGAAAGAGCAGTTAAACCAACTGTTCGCAGCGTACAACCGCCGACTTGGCATGTTGTATAGTGGTTATGTCAAGAAGCTGCTCTCTCTTGGCTATAACGAAGATGTGCTCGAAAGTGACGCTCTTTTCAATTTTGACAATTTCCCTTTGCTTAAAGCTCGACTTGAAGACATATTTAACGACTATTTCCAAAACAGTATATTATGCTACAAAAGCGGCATAACAGACGGCGTTTCTTTGGCGTACACGCATGATGGCGACGCTTTGGGGCAATTCTCCGTACTATCAGACAAAGCCTTGCAAAACGCAAGAAAAACGGCAGCAGCGACGTTTATAGCCAATAGGTTCAACGCTAAGAATGGCTTAAACCTCGCACAGTCCGTTTGGAACTACTGCCAGCAGACGAAATCTGAGTTTGAAATGGCGATGTCAAATGTAATAGCCGACGGATTGGAGAAGGGCACGTCGGCAGAAGAAGTAGGAAGAAGATTACGGCAGTATCTGAATAATCCTGACATGATGTACCGCCGTTATCACACCGTAAAAGTGCTGAAAAACGGACAGAAGAAGGATGTTGTCACTTGGCGCAGGAAGCGTATTATCGATGGACGTGTACGTTTTGTAGAAGAGCCGCTCGAACGTGTAGGGCAAGGCGTATATCGCTCCGCAAGAAAGAATGCTCTGCGTGTTGCTCGCACGGAGATAAATGCAGCTTATCACAAGGCGCGAAACGAACGTTGGAAAAATGAACCTTTCGTCATTGGTCAGCATATACATATCTCTCCACAGCACGATCCAGAGGAAGACGCAGATATCTGCGACGAACTCGAAGGCTATTACCCCAAAGATTTTAATTGGGACAGTTGGCATTCTCAGTGCATGTGTACCAGTGACCCCGTTATGATTAGCGGTGAAGAACGCAAGCAGTTCTATAAGCGACTGGCAAAAGGAGAAGATATGACAAACTACATATCTCCGAACCGTGTAAAGGACGTGCCAGACCAATACAAACGGTATATCGAAGCCAACTGCGACAAGATTGTAGACGCATTTAAACGCGGTAAGCTTGCATGGCATTTGGCTGATAATAAAAGTTATTGGGTGAAGTATTTGGACGCAACACAACGCAAGGAAATGGGCGTAAAGGCAATTTCACGGCGCGAAGCAATATTGAAAATAGCTAAAGCAAGGCACGCAAGGCGTGATGCACAAGCATTACAGAGAAACTGGACACTTAGGCGGTCATACATGTATATGGAACGAATGAACGAAGTTATAGGACATTTGACATATTCCAATTATACCACTATGGGCAAGGCTTTACAAAAACGATATCACGATGTTACAGATGCTCTAAAAACAAATAAGACTTGGGATATTAATAATGTGGAGCGTTTGTTTAGGCACTTCAAGCAAGGTGTGTCTATTCGCGAACGTTGGGACAAACTGTTATGGAATGGTTTTTCTTCTGAACAAATAGAAAACTGCCGTGAGCTTGAAAAGAAACTCGGCATACTCAAAGGTAGACCTATGTCTATTGAATTAGCTGATAGACAAAGCGCAAACCCTTTCTTTAATCTTGGAAGAGAATGGCAAGTTAATTGTGCAACATGTTCACCTACTTATGCCTTGCGAGAAATGGGATTCAATATCATTGCGAAAGGTAATCCTAAAAAAGATGGTAATTTAAATTATTGGATGTCAAGAGGGCATTCGTTTGATGTATGGAAAAACGCTGATGGGTCCAAGTCCAATCCCTTGAATACATATAAATGGATGCAAAGCAAAAAATACAAACAAATGACACCTCAACGCTATGCGGAATACATAAATGAAGCGACACAAGAAGAAGGAACTTATATTATCACTCTTGCATGGAAAGGAAATAATGGAGGACATGCTACTATCCTTAAACGGTTAAAAAACGGCAAGGTAGTGTACATAGAACCGCAGATTTACTCAGCAAAAAAAGGTGCAACACGTGACATTATGGAGTTATGCAATGATGGTGCATGTTCTTATAAATCAGTGTATTATAAAGGCATAATGCGAGTGGATGATAAATTGTTTGACCCGCAATACGCCGATATATTTACAAAAATGAATTTATAATATGAAGTGCATCAAAACCATTTATAGTCTCAACTTCAAAACCATCAAATTTAAACACGACAGGGAATCCTGATTCCATATCATTAGGAAAAGAAAATTTGTAATAGGCATAATTGTCTTTAGTACCAATGTATCTGAGTCGCTCACCAAATCTATCAAGATACCATTGCGCTGCCTTTCTAACTTTTGAAGGATATTCCATAATGCTGAGTATTTAGTTAATATTTTGCAAATGTACGTCAAATGTTTTGTGTGACCAAATAAAAAGGTTACCTTTGCATCACATTGTTGTATCTCTAACGAGATATTACGTTAAACTTCAATGCCCACTGCCAAATGTATCTCCGTCGGCAGTGGGTTTTGCGTTTATACACCTAAGGCTTTTTGAATACATATTTTTTCACTATCAGAGAGCATTCTCCATTGTATCTTACGATAGTGTCCGTCAACGAGCACCATAAGCGACACCGCAGGTCCAATTGCTTTATTTTCAGCTACACGTATTGATACTGCCATTGCATTGCGATACGATTTTCTGCCTTTAACAGGCACTGGGTTCTTTAAATTACATTCAAATGGCGAAGTTGTCGTAACATTAAACAGACTTGCCAACATATATTCTGTGTATACGTTCATATTCTATCCAATAAATTTATCGTAGTAGTCATTGTCAAAAGAAATCTTTTCTCTGTCAAAGTCAGTTGATATTTCATGTGCATAACAACTAACTTTTGTTATGCATATTTTATTTTCTAACTTCTCGCCACTTAAAGACACAGAATCCGGAATGTTTTCACTATATGTTCTTACTTTAACATAGAAATATCTATTACCATTTTCAAAAGTTTCAATACTCTTTTTGACCAATTTACATTCATCATAGTATTGACGAACGTAAGCCAATGCATCCTCTTTATTTGCAAAGACACGAAGGACTCCTGAATGTATATCGCAGACATCATTACTATTGTCTTTGTCTTGCTGTTTCGACTCAACTTCTACGACGTAGACGTAAGATGACGTAGGAACTTCTTGCATGGAAACAGGTGACAGTGTGGACGCTTCTTGTGGTTTTCTAATTGTAGCCATATCGTTATTTTCTAAAGTTTATATATGCACTTGGATAACGCATCGAGCAACGTTCTGTAACAGCATATCCTTGTCGGCGGAATGCTCGCACAACGTTATCAACCGCTTCGAACGAAGATGCATGCCATTTGTTTTCGTTCGGCATAGATCCTGTCCAGTTACCAGCACAGCAACCTTCGGTTCGCTGAAGAATCTGTACTTCTTTTCTTTCTTTTAAATTGTCAAGAACCCATTGTGCAAGCTCATTCTCTTGCTCTTCTCTTGCATTTGACTTTGGAATTTCTATCATATTATTGATTGTATTTTAGATTTAACAATGCACAAAACCTTTTATAAACATGAATTTATATGTTTAAAAGACTGTTTATAAGTTCTTCTTTGGTTGCGAATATCTCGTTCATATATCTATTTTCCTTACGTTTGTCAATACTGATAACTACGGAATTGCCGTGTATGGATTTGTGTACCAAAGTAAGAATGTGGTTAAACTCTTGCGAAGGCAGCGATAACACGTCTTTAGAGATACCAGCTCTTTCTGCGCAGAAGGAGTAGACATTTTCGATAAGATACTGTGAACGATAATCCAAATAGAATTTGTCTTTTTGTTCGCCTATAGACATTGACATATACAGGATAGTTCCACTTACTATTTTGTTGTTTAGCATCGTATAGACAGTTTGTCCAATACGAAAGTCACTTGCGAGAATTGTAGCGGAGTCCTTCACTGCTTTCATACCGCTGTCTTCATAATTAAAAGTAGCATAGAGTTGATTTTGTTCCTTGAGTGCTTTGAACATTCTTTCCATGCACTCTTCTTTGGTCGCCACTCGCTCTGTCTCTATACCATCTTCGTCTATTTCAACGACAATATCATCAAAATAATTCTGATTTTTATCACAGATGTGCAATCCGAGCTCTTGAGCTTTGATAACATCGTTAGCCGTTGTAACCTCAAAGCCAGCAATGTATGAATCTTCAAAAAAATAGTTTTCATAATCGTATGTTTTAAATTATTATTTATTAGTTCCGTGTGTGGAATCGAACCACAATGGAAAACCTATCTTTACACGAAAACCGACTATCTAAGTTGTCATCTTGCGTTTAACGTTTTCTTCTTAACGTGCCATAATACTGTATGCCACACATGTTTGCCGTGTTATCTCACGCCTTATGATTTTTCGTCTTCACTAAGGTTTGACGGTGGGATAATGAGCACCCCTTTCCGTGCTGTCTGCTTATACGTTCACAGACCAAACGACAAGTTTGAGTCCTTGCGACTGAGTTTAGGTATTCTCCTTCCGATTTCTCTTTCAGTCATTTTTAGACGGATGGCTCAAAGGAACTTCTAACGAAAATCTGTACCGTATTCTACGTAGTATTGCGCCGTGTGCGGTCTCGCTCCGCTTGCCTTTCAATCGGTCGCGGCTGTATATTGTCTTCCTGTTATCTTCTCTCTTTTGTACAGTCATACAAAACAAAATCCATAGATGAATAATTTTTTGCATATTGGGGTACAGGTGCTAAAAATGTAGCATACACGAACCTTGCTTCTAATAAGCTTTTGTCATATTTTTTCTTTTCCACTATGTCTTTTGCTTCCAAAAACATTCCTCCAAGAGTTGTGCTTTTTAGTATTATCTTTTCAACACATATGTCATAAGTTAGACATAAAGAACCTTCTGTTATCATGATTGTATGTTTTTAAGTTAATATTAGCGGATAATGGTATGTTTATAAACGCACCTGTAAATCTGTTGGTTTGATATTATCACCATCTTTTCGTGCTAGTTCAATAGCTTCTTCAACACTGTGAGTTTTTACATATCCAAACTTTCCATGCTTATGACTGTAGTAAGTGTAGACTGTATAATTTTTCTTTTTCATAATCGTTTGTGCTTATTTGTCCAAATTTTCTACCAGATACTTGATTTCGCTGTCCGACAATTCGATGTTTTGAGAATGTTTGAATTTGATTATCTCCTTGATTCCTATAACTTCTTCCACAGCTTGATAGGCCATAGCGTCCGTGTCGTTGCCTTTATCGAGAGCAGCAATTATGTTATGCGCGAAAATTGTAATCATATCTTTTGCTGCTGCTTTGACGTTTTCTACTTCTTTGCGCAAAACCTCTGTTTCTTTGTTAAAAGTGCAACCGCACTCAATAGCAAAATCATTCTTTATATTCTCGCACATCTGGTCGATGTCTGCTCCAAACTTCTGTGCAAAGTATGTATCACCTTTAAGTGATTGTAATACTTTAATTTCTTCTTGTTTTGTCATTGTTGTATCTCCTATTTGTTTTTAAGTTACTTTTTTAAATTACTAACTACTTTCAGGTAGTCCTTAACCTCGTCGTCAGAGATGTAGCGTCCTTCGTTGCCATGCATACCTTGAAGAAACTTCCTTGTTTTCTCAATCTCATCTTTTTTAAATCTCATAATCTTCATAGCTGTATATGTTTAAATGGTTATTACTGTAGTATTGCTATATCTCTATGTCTATTACATCCAACAGATTTGATGTTCTCATACTGTTAACAGTTAATCTTGCCTTATTCACATTGTTTTCGCGCATCCAACGTTTAGCAGCGTTAATAGCTGTTTGTTTGTTGTTGCCATCTTTTATGAAAGCTCCTAAATCTTGGAGTTTTTCATCTTCAAGTCCGTACCAATATGCTGCCATAGTCGTATGTTTATTGTTATTGATGTTTGGCGAAGCCTTGGAGGACAACGTCCTCCTTATCTTCTGTTATTTTTGATTTTTCCACAGTTCATAATCAGTCCAAGATTCAAAACCAATGTAGCCACCCACAACTGGGACTATTTTACTTGCATATGGCATCGCATCTGTTGCCTTTCTGCGCCAATAACTATTGTGCTTTTCGCACTCAAAAAATCCTTCATACATTGTTGTATCTCCTTTTTATTAGTTGGTTATTAATTTTTCGTATTGCAAAATTAATATATTAATAACAAACAGCAAAGTTAATTCTTAGTCTTTTATTAGTTTTTAGTATTATTTAGAATATTGCTTATTAATATAAATAAATATAAGATATAATAGTACCAATATCAACAAAAATACTTACCTTTGCAAACAAATCTAAAGCTTATGACACAAATCTACAACATGAATACGGATGACATACGTAGTCTTGCATACGAGTACATAAGGCAGGGAATACCGAGCAGGGCAATACAATGCTTTGAGCGGTTGCTGTGGCTCGGAAGTTTACGACGGCGTGAATATTTACGACTGGCGGCATTGTGCGCATGTCACGGGGATAAAATAAGAGCCAAACATATCATAAACAGATATTACACTATTTTTAAATGAGCATAATAAAAATAAGAACAAAGACAAGTGTTACCACATTGGTATTTGCCTTCTTAGCGATGTTGAGCACATCTTGCTCCAACGACAACGAAACAAATACAGAGAGTAAAAAATTAGAAAACACAAATTGGGAACCAGTAAAATCCAATTTTCATAATGCCGACAACGTTGCGGTTGATAAAGTTGAAGAAAACTCCATTATACTAACAAAAATAGGAGAATTACAAGGATTGGAATATACTGAAGAATCAAACACAAACACACAAGATTGGTTCTGGAATTTATGTGAGATAGAAAAACACGGCTGCGACTCTGTTATGACTGCATCATTTAGTTCAGACAAATGTCTTTTCCATGTAAAAGTGTCGCGTTCAAGAGTAAAAGCAAAACTTACAAAAACAGAGAAGCTTTACAAGTTTACAGAAGGATCGTATGTTGTAAGAATCGGATACAGCAATTATTACGAAGGAATTTCTGTCAACAGCTACGGGGTCTACAGGGCAGATGGAACACTTTTTATACCTCTCGATGGCAAGGGAAACGTTGTGTACGAAACCGATTATACATACACTGACAAACAGGTTTATGATGAAGATATGGAAGAATACACAATCGCAGCAGAGTATCAAATATCAAACGACCAAATAACGTTTACTTACGACAAAAACGGGCAAAGAGTAACATTTAACGGATTATTGTCTCAAGATGGACAAAACATCACAATTGACCATAATCCAATAGTGAATTCTGTCAAGTCTTTAAAAAGATGAAAGAATTTGACCGTATCACGATGCACACTCTCAAGGAAGTGTTCGACGGTGAAGCCACTCGGTTTACTCCGTGGCTAAGCAAACACCTTGGATTACTGTCGGAGAAACTAAATATCAATCGTACATAGAAAACATTAAGAGTGGGGCATTACAACCTCACTCTTGTTTTTTATTCCAGCGCCTCCAGAGCTTCTTTAAGTGCATCTTTTATACCATTGTGCAAAAAATGCTTTGTAAGATACAGCACGTTATATCCTTTGTCCTCAACATACTTGCCATATACCATACCAGCAACAACAATAACGGTGTAACCCTGCGGAGCTACGACACCGGGTTTTGACGCATATTCCTCCAATGCTTTTTGTACTTGCGCCTGACCGCCTTTTACTTTGTCAGGCTCGGGAATATTACCTATAAAAGAGTTGAGTAGCTTACCGTCTTTGAACACAGCAAATGATATGGAGTTTTTAAGATTTGCCGTTTGGTCTTGGTAGCCTTTATTGTCTTTTGAAAAAGTCACAGCTTCTTCGCCAAGCTGTGCGAGTAACTGATCCAAAACGTTCTCCACGGCCTGTTTTTTCTCCATAAGCCTTTTCTTTAAGGCTTCTATACCTTTTATCTGTATGTCTACTTTTGCCATAAGGCAAAGATAATGTTTTCCCTGTAAATAACAGAAAAATAACTGGGTTTTAACAAATAAAAGAGTGGAACGCTGCCGCCCCACTCCTTTTATTACAAGTTGATTATTTCTTTGCTTGCTCTGTTTGTTCGACAAGTGGTAGAATACCATGCTTTTTTAATGTTTCGTATAAGAACAATCGACCCTTTTGTGTCCATTTTGTATAGACACGCGCGCCTTTTGTACCGTCACTATGCGGATATTCAAATGTTTCCGACTGAACATAACCACATTGTAGATATTTAGCACGTACAACCCATGTTGTGCCAACCTTGCGCTGTATTTGCATATTGCGAAGAAGTACATTGAACGCTTTTGCTGATTTCCCATAATCTTGTGCAATAAGTGTCACCTGTACAGTATCTTTACACTGGAGAATAGTGTCTACATAGCTGACTTTAGGCTGCATTTCTGTGATAGCGGTTGAAAGTTCAACTATTTCTGTGTTCTTTTGTTCTATCTCTGTATTCTTTTGCTCTATTAGCCGTTGTTTTTCCTCAATAGCCTGCTGTTGTTTAGCGGCGAGCATCAACGCTTCGGCAAAAGTCTGAGGAACAGCAATAGCTTGTACCGCTTTATGAAAGACTTGCCGGTAGACCTCGAATACACTACGGATTTTCCGGGCAATAAAATATTCAAGACAAGAAGTCGTAAGGTAGTATTCTGTTGTAGGTCTACCCCCTTTGGGGTTTTGCGGATTTTTCCGCAAAACTTGATAGTCAACATCTTTTATGAACTGCTCATTATTAATGAGTGCTTCTACAGCATCCGATTTCTTGCCATATACAAGCGGCCATACATCATCAATACTTACAGGAAATTCCCTGTTGGACTGTGAAAGGTTTAACACTGCGGTAAAATACTCCTTGATTTCACTATTCGTACTCTCTTTTGTTAATTTCAAATTTGCCATGTGATTTTTGTTAAGATTTATGTGTTACAGACAGAAAATTAGTATTCTGTTATTGTGCAATGGGGTTACTTGTAGTAAGGGCATCGAGCAATTATTTGTACAGCACAAGGTCGCTGACATACGCCCATTGCTCCAGCCCTTTGCCATCATACATAGAGTAGTCCATGAACCACCACTTGTATACACCCGATTGCATCGCTCGACGTGTAGCGAGTCGGAAACCGCTTGTTGTGCGAAGCAAACACCACTCGCCGTCGTTGGGCAACTCGGTGTTGGCATCATGCCATATAGTTTGTAAGTACTGTTTAATACCGGCAATAAAGGACGAGCGCAAATCATCGCGAGTAAACTTGCACTCGTCCGCATCGCCACTGAAAAGATTAAGCGGATAGTCTTGTGCCCATGCACAGCCCTTATCAACACAATCCTTTCGTGAAAGCATATCAACATGCACTGTTGTTGTTTTCTTTTTTCTTGGCATTTACGTATTCTTTAAGTACACAAGCACCATCTTCAAGCAAAGTATATCGTTCACGCTGCTCAGCAGACATTGCATCGTATGCAGCACGGCTTGCCTTCTTTATATTATCTTGACTGTATAGCGTTTTAAAGAACGCATCAAAAGTTGCCTTTATAGCCTTGTTCTTTACGATGTTGTCCCGATACGTGTTACGGTCTTCGCCCATAATGTTTTCAAGCATCATTTCAATAGACTTTAACGCCCGTACAGGGAACATCGGTGCAAAGCAACTACGGACATCAATATGCCTTATCTCCTGTATTCGCTTGAATATATGTTCAAAAGTGTCGCTTGACATACATATAAGGTTTTGGACTACTATCATCAAGGCACAAAGACCAGGTCTGCCCACACCAAGGTTTGCTAACTTTTTGGATATCTGCTCATGTAGCCTTTTCAAGATAGGTGTTGTCATGTCGTATAACTGGTTGGCATACTCGTTGCAATAATCAGGTTCAGAACTTTGTTCTACTGTCTTTATTATGCTGCGTAGAGAACGCTGTGCATCTCGAAAAAGCTTCTTAGTCTTAAACTTAAATAACCCTTTCTTGCGTAAATAGTCCTCCATATAGATAAGCCAGTTGTCCGTTATCAAATACTCCGTGTATGAGAACTGAAACACCGACACCTTGCCAATGTTTAGCGTTTCTTGTATATATTCAGTATCAACAGACTGGTCGGCATACACTCTATGAATGCTGCCAAAAGACTCTACATTATAGCATTTTATTGGATTTTGCATATTTTATTCTGATATATTGTTTTGTTGCCGGTACTCATTAACAGCATTTGTAAAGTAAGGCGAAAATGCAAGTTCTTTTATATATTCGTCGATTGATGTAACGGTTGTGCTATTGTCACCACGCTCCCAGCTACTGACATAGAACATCCAACACTTCGTAACATACACCTCCTGCTGTGAATTGTTGAATGGATTAAAAGCCGTTGTTTTCTCAATAATAATGTGAAGCCTGCGGTCATTAGACCACAATTCATAGCCTCCCGCCGTCTTGACAGCGTATGCATCTTTATTATTTGATTTTATAAAATATTCTTTTTGCGACATTGTGTATCTCTTTTATTTATTTACATTTACTTCATTGATATTACTTTTAGCCATCGCTCGATTGCAAGTGCAGATTCATCAAACGAGCGACAAACCATATATTCAAAACCAAGAGCGCAGACCTTTCTCTGAAATTCTTTTTGTTTCTCAGACAGTCTGCCATCGGGCGTTTTTACTTCGAGGAACAACACATTATGCTCGGCTATTATGATAAGGTCGGAGAATCCGGCAAGAATCCCCTCACGCTTCATTATCGCAGCTTCTTTCGCATTACGAAAGCCACCATTAGGAACGGCAGCTATTATATACCGTGGATATTGCAAGCGAAACCATTGTACGACAGCTTGTTGAATGCCAGATTCGACATGCCGAGGTTTGGCACGCTGATTGTGCTTCAATAGGAGAAGCTGCCATTTACTCAAATTCTGCGTCATTTTTTTTGCTAATTGCATCATCCACAGTAGAACGCCATTGCCTCCATTCTTCTTCTGTGCGCATCCATTGAAGACATGGTCTTTTTTCAGGCATTGTCAAAGCTGATATAAGACCAAGCATTTCGTCAAAGCCTAAATGGTCGCTATGTTTATCACCCTGCCAAACATCGAAACCGTAATCACCATCTTTTTTTATTACAATATCTTCCATTTTCTACATCCATTTTGTCCAACGTTTTTGTTCAATTGGACGATAATAAATCTTACACTTGTCGTTTTCAAAAAAACCATTATTCCTTGATATGGCATTCATTATTGCGCCACGTCCAACCCCTAACACGTTTTTCCCGTTTTCAGCGACAAGCTGAAAGGAAGATGTATATGCTCTTTCTATCCTTGAACCTTTAAGTTGCAATACAAGCACCCTTTTTCTCTGCTTTCTTCTGTATTTCATTTCTACTTCACCTCGCTTTCTATTTGTTTTTGTGACTCACGTATCAACAAATCTATAATTTTAACAATTACTTCTCTATTGCTTATGCCATGAATACCATCTGTGGCTTTTAACTCCACACAGTACACAAGCTCTTCCTTGCGTAGCTTGCGGTATTGAGCATTCAATTCTTTTATATGTTCTATTTTTTCCATTACTTTTAGTTTATGCATGTGCTGACATTTCATATTGCACAGCACATGCTTCGTTCACTTTACAACAGCACAAGGTCTGCGACGTGTGTTCCGGCAGGAATAATGAGATTGTCCATACGAGTGCCAAACTGAGTTTGTCGTAGTATGTTTACCTCTTCGCATACATTGACAACAACGTTTACTTTGCTGCTACCAGTAATTATTGACATTGGCACAACAAAAGAAGATGTAAGGCGTTTGTTTTCCTCTACAAGCAAACCATTCATGGCATTGTCTTGTGTAGATGTAATGATTGCGTCTCCAAAACCTGCTATGTTAATAACAGTCGGCACAATAACGCCACCTTTATGCAAAGGAACATCCTCACTTGCTATAAGAGGTATTATACGTGGTTTATTCGCCTCTTTCTCTTCTTGAGACTTTGATTCCTTGTTGTCTTCACTTTGTGCATCCTGTACCTCGTCCTCTAATGTTTCCATTGGCGGAACAAACTGAGGTGCGTCGTTTTCTGTAGGTTTTTCTGTTTTTTTGTATCTTCCCATATTTTATTTTTTAAAAAGGTAAATCACTATCATCCACGGGCTGTGCAAATGGAGCATCACAAGTTGCAGCCGCATTAACTGGAGTGTTGTCAAATGGTTTCATGCCTCCGAGGATTGGCATTGCGTCCAATTGATCCTTTGTCATGCTCTCACGTACTTCTTTCGGCAAAGACTGCTTTACAAGGTGCGTTTGGTCATATTTGGATTCACGCAAGGCAAAAGCATTCAAATCCAAATAGACAGCCTTAGGAGTGCCATCAGCATTTGCGCTAACAAAAAGATGATTCTCTTCAATAGGTACAACAAGACAACGTTTTGTTCCCGTGCGTCCTTTAATGCTCATAATACCCGCATTCTGGTATTTTAGAGCATTTAGTTTGATTCCATAGTTTTCTTTTTCCATTTCAATATTTTATTTGTTAACCTTTTAATCTATCCAAGAACGACACAAGACATTTACCATTAATCAATTGAAATTTAAACTCCAACATATCATCATCTGATAAATCACCCACATCATTAATAACAAGAGTAGGAAAATCGTACATACGAGCAAATCCTTTTTCTTCAATGTGTGCATCGAAATTTTCAGGCTTTAAATTCTGTGTATCGCAGAAAAAATAATCCAAGCTCTCGATAACATGGCAGTTTATCCATTCCTTATCTTTTAGATAACCGGTATCTACGAGTTCGTAATGCAATTTGGCATTGTCAGCCATCACCGCCTTAACCCTCTTTATTTCTTCGTCGATGCTTTTCTCTAACAATTTGCTTGTGACGAGTGCAGCACTATTCCGCGTCTTGAAGTATTCTCGCTGTGCGGCTCGCATTTGGCTTACCTTATGAAAGAATGTTTTTTTATCCATTATCATACTTTTTAAGTTCTTCAATAAGTACGTTAGCGTATCTAACAGCTTCCCTCGCATTACCCTCCAAACTTTGGTACTCAAACTCAATGCCTGGGTCTGTGCTGCGCCTTTCGTTCCCTTCGTCCATATAGATAGCGCAAAGCATATCCTTAGCAATCTCATATCTACGCTGCTCCCAATCTATCGGCTTATGAGTGGTGACTGCCGTACAGTTACGCTTATCTCTTGTTAGTTTTGCCACACATTCCTTGCAACGTCCTTTGTAGGACTTTGAGAAAGCGGACAGTGACAAAGTTCGTCCGCATATCTCACACGTTTTCATTTCCATTTTACATTGCTTAATATTTTTTGTACCTTTCTATAAATACACTGGCTGCGCCTTTTGCGACATCAGCAAGATACTCTGCTTCTGTCTTGCCTTTGAGTAAGGCGATATTTTGTACTGTGCCACGGAAACATCTGACATTATCTATATCTGTATTATAAGCGACCATCATTTTTGAAAACATATCCTTAGCAAGGTCGTATTCGCGTTGCTCCCAATCAATCGGATCATGTTGAAGTTGCTCACAAATAGAATCAAGGTCTTTTATATAAGCCCACCGTTCTATGTGTTTATCAAAATATGTTGGGGATTGTAAACGGCTTTCTACCCAACTTTTATCTCGAACCAACTTATAAGAATTATGGTCTTTCCATTTAAAGATATAGCTATCTTTTCCGTTAGGAATTTCCGTGGCTGTATGCCAAATCTTTATTGTTTCCATATTTCCATTCAATTTTAAATTAGTCTCGGAATAAGGATTCGAACCTATATTCACACCGTGCATTTACAGGCTGCTCACACGATTAACTATTCTAACATTTTAACATTTATGGCTGTCAATCCTACAACGGAAAACTTTGCAACCTACCGTCCCGTGACGGATGAATTATTCCGAGTTATAAAATGCCCTACCGCCGTAGGGCTTACGAACTAAAAACTTTATTTTATACCAATTATAGAAGAACGTCTCACGACGTGACAGAAAAAACAAATTGTTTTACAATATATGATTGTCTAAAAAATCCACCATAGCCAAATTCTGTGAAAGAATCATTGACTGGTCGAGCGTTGCCGACTTGTACATGTCCGTAGCGGCATTGTAGAAATCCCACGCTGTCACCTTGCCTTTGCTATTATATGCAAGCATCATCTTTTCTGTTATGCGCCCTATTTGTGCTTGGTTGAGCGGTATAGTGTTGTTGTTGCGTATGCATTTGTGCTTTGTCTCCGAAGCTACGCGTAATGATGTAAGCATACCTATGATTGTGAACATTTCTTGTGCGCTAATCTCGCGACGTTTCATTTTCTCAATTCGTTCATCGTCGCTTTCTGCGATACCTCGCAGATTATCGAGCCAACTCGCCACCTTATCAAGCATTTCGCTAATGGAAATACCGGGAGTCTTACCATCTTTATACGTAGCAGCATATTGCTCACGGTTGAGCATTGTCTGGTTATGACATATCACCACATTGCGTCCGATACCAACTTGCAAACCTTTCTGATGATACGAGATAGCAAGATTTGTTGTTATGGCATCATCACCCTCACCTTTATCAAGGTCGTATAAGCGAATATTGCAATACACGCGTCGTAAGATATGTGCTTCTATGGCACGTTCTCCAAACTTTTCTTCCTTCTGTGGAAGACGACTCACACCAGGCGCTCTTCGGTCTTTGTTGTTGGCAGCGAACAAATCCCACATCTCGGCACGATAGCCACGTTCGGCGCACATTTCCTGTATCTGCTGTATAAGCTGAAAATGATAAATGCCCAGCAACGGATTTCCGTTGTAGTCGTTTTCTTTCTCCGTGCGTGCGAGCTGTTCAAGCGTCAGCGTCTGAACCTTGCTTATGTCGAAGTCGAGGAACTGACGGTCGTTACCACCTGCTACTTCAATCTCTGTTGTAGAATCAGCGACCAAGTTGTTAGATGTTGCTACATTCATTGTTGAATACATTGTTGTTTCCATTTTAATTTGTTGTTACGTTAAACTTGTTTATGATTAAAGTGTTTCCACGTTTTCTGTGTGAAAGAACTCCTCGTCCACTTGCGTGTACATTGGAAGCATTGTTTTGCCGTACAGCCACTTTGGCATGACACACTCATTTAAATCTTCCGAAACGTTGCTTGGCTTCACGATGATTTTGTTTTCCGGAACCCAAACTTTCTGATTTTGTTCCTCTCCAAAAGAGAACATTTGCGCTTTTGGTGTTTTGATATCCATCATTGCCTTTGGGCAACGAAAACGCACCATTGTTGTTGTAATCTCCATTGTTGTATCTTTTGTTTTTATTAATAAAATATCCACATAGCCACGTACATAACCACTATGATTGCGCAAGAACACACTATAGTAATCTTGGCTTCTTTTACTTGTTCTTTATCCCAATTGTGTGGGTCCATGTAATCTATCATATTCGTTTGTTTTGTAGCGAGACATTGTACCTCGCTGTGTTATTTCTCACAGATGATTGTCTCGCCGTTGTCCGTTACCTCAGAAAGGTATCCGGAAGAAATTCGATTAAAGAGCTTCATTGCAAACCCTTTGTTTGTTGTGTGACGAGCTTCGTCAGTCTGCTTGTTGTAAATGCAATAAATCATAACTGTATCTCCTTTTAAATTATTTATTAGTTTTCACGTCGCAAAATTAATATTTTATCTTCATATAGCAAAATGTTTCTTAGTTTGTTTCTCTGTTTTAATAAATTTTAATATTAAAAACAGCCTCTATACTAATATTTGTATTAATTTTGTGGCATCAAAAAAGGTTGACAATAAAAAAGAATGGATTTCCCAATCCAAAAGGAGCAGGGTTAAATATAACATATGCCTCTCATTGCACACATTGTCAACTTAGTGCAACGAGAGGCTATTTTTTTAACGTATGGTAAAAAAGTTAAGATACAGCATCGCAAACAGCCTTTTCAGAGACAAGCAATCTCTGAAAGCTATTGCGTTTGTACTTTTCTTTTATCATAAATACAGTCAAAACGTCCTGAAAAAATGGACATATAACAAATTGTCAAATATAACGGGCATACATGCGTACACAATAAAGAAACGCATTGCGACATTGCATAGGCTCGGATATGTTGATTTTGAAGGATCGTCGCTTATTTTTCGCTCGGTCGTTTCAAAACACATCGAACGAAACATTAATATCACAGATATTTGTTATGATACACTTAAAGATGTAGAAAAATCATTATACGCCATTCTTTTGTGCATAATTCAATCCCGCAAGGACTTTTGTAGACGTACCATTCTACAGGCTCGCGAGTCAAGACGCGCTAATGTTGTCAAAAAGGCTCGCACCCTTAAAAGGAGGTATGGCTATGGGGAGACCTATTGTGAGAAGGGGTTATCGTACAAAAGAATTGCGCGAAAATTTGGAGTTTCGTTAAAAACAGCATTTGAATATGTGAAATATGCGGTAGAAAAAGGCTTTGTTGCTTTACAGAGCCACTTTTTTTCTACTTTTATGCATGGAGTGAACAGATATCCTGTTCCTGGTTTCAGATTCACTACTCGTAACTATGCTTACAACGTTGCAGCTAATACATACTCCATTACAAGTAATATATTCTCTTTAATGATTCCTCGCGCTTCACACGGGGCGCATAATGCATGGTTATATTAGATTATAAAAAGTGTAGACTATATGAAAAATTCAACAAAACTCGAAAAAGTAAAGAAATGGCTTGATGAAAACGGCATCAAATGGAAAGCTCGTCGTCGTCATCGTAATGGACATAGCGACTGTTTCGTCATTGACACGAAGGTCTCCATTAAAATCGAGGGTGCAGATGATGATATTTTTTATCGCCGTCACAAGCGTGGCTATCATCCTGTGTTTATACGCAAAGCGGACACGCCAAAATTCGTTATTGAAAAGGTCGCAAACACCATACGCGACGCTATGATTAAACAGCAAGACTATTATTTAAAGCAGCAAAGAAGAAAGGAGGTTTTGAAAAATGAAAAAAGAAATAAGTAAAGAAGTTTATTGCGGTGAATGTCCATTTTTTAAAAACGAGGATATAGACGGATATGGTCATTGTAATATAGGCAAGAGAGAAGGACATTGTAGTGATTTGTGTCGATATTTTACGTATATCATGTCCAGAAAAGAAACGCTTCGTTTGTTACATTATTGCCAAAAATGGAGACGAGGTGCTAATATCACAATGCCACCACCAACATTGTTTGGATGGGCCATTGACAACGCTATGCGCATTATCCGTAATCTTAAATAAACAACAATGAAGCCAAGCAAAGCATTGATTAATAGGCTGCGTCAAGACCTTATGTCAAAGACGAGCGAAGCAGAAAAAGCAGCTATACGCAACTGTGAGCTACTTGGATACAAAGTCGTAAGGCAGCAGCCTGTGACGACAGGGCGCAAGCTATACTTCGCAGATATTTACATTCCGTCATTGAAGCTGATTATCGAGGTAGATGGTGGTTATCATTATGCAAATTCTCAAAAAAGAAAAGACAGCAACCGCTCGTCAGGTATTTGGCGCATGGGATATCACGTTGTAAGACTAAGCAACCACGATGCTCGCAACATAAACAAAGTAAAGGCGAAAATTGAACTCATAAAAAACAAACTCAATGAAAAATAGGAAGATAAGAAACAAAGACAACGTAAGGTCATTGCGTCCAGATCCTCGTCATTGGACACGGAAACAGCACAGCAATTCGTGGAAAGCAAAAGTAGCCTACGAAAGCGAAGAAACGGCGGCAGATTTTCTTGAGCAGAATCCTAAGCTGAAAGCATTAGGTTATAAAATATACCTTTGTCCTATCTGTTCAAAGTGGCATTGTGGACATTTGAAATAAACTATTATGGAAAGATTAAAATACACTATTGAGTTGGCTGACAATGGAGTGGTAGTGCGAGGCGACGATACATCGTTGGACGTTACCGAACAAAAAAGAAATGAAGACGCTCGTGCTTACGTTGACAGAGCATTGTCTAAAATTATGGTTATTGTGCGTGAAATGCTCTTGGATCCACAAGCGTATAATCTAAAAAACAAAGATGGATTCAAAATTAAAATAGAAGTATACTAAATGGAACAGATTAAAATTGAATTGTGCGGTGGCAAGATGCCTGAAAAAGCACACGCAACAGATGCAGCTTTTGACGTTTTTACAAGAGAAGATGTAGAACTTGTCCCTTATTTGCGAACGGCAATACCTCTCGGCTTTAAAATACAGCTACCGCCACACCTCGCTGCTGTGATACAACCACGAAGTGGAATGTCGTTGAAAGGCATGGCTTGCAAGGTGAGAACAGAAAATGGAAGCATTGATGCTCGAATAGATGCAGACGTGCTTGTCGGTCTTGTTGACTGTGGTTATACCGGTGAAGTGTGCGCTCTTTTACGTGTCGGTTGCGGTTCAACGCCTGAGCTGTGTAGTAGAGGTAATCATGGCGTTTTTATTCCTGCTGGCACGAAGATAGCTCAAATGCGCATTGTTCAAGTTCCAGAAGTGGAGTTAGAAATAGGTACTATCAACAAAGACACCGAACGAGGCGAACACGGATTTAATTCTACTGGCACACATTAATACATATATTAGGAATACTAATATTAAAATATACTAAAAATATTAGTATTCCTAATATTTTCTTTGTTGTTTAAAATATAATTATTATTTTTGCGATATAGAAATTAATAAAACAATTAATTAAAGGAGATACAACAATGACAACAGAAATTTTAAACAAGGAAATTGTAAATTACATTATTAATGATGTAGAGTTGACAATTAAACGTTTGGGCATCAACGTACAGTTGTCTATCGAACAGTGTGAGGATTACAATCACGATAAGTTCGACAAGATAGTTAGCACAAGTTTCCAAACAATGCCTATGCTTTTTAAGGAGATTCATATCGAAGGCGACATTAATGTGATAACCAGGGAAACAGAAGAAGATAATTGCAAGGTGATAATTAAACTCGATGTTAGATATACACATTTTGACGGAGGAACAAACGGACACAACCTCGGCAAAATAACGTATTTAGCGGACAAATCTTACAAGGGCAGAAATACAAAGCATATAAATATGTATGTTAACAAAGTAAAGTCACTTGCTATCTAAGAATGAAACAAAGCGAGGTGTAACAGTAGAAAGAGATAACATTAAGCGCACATCTTTCTATTCTACTGTCAAAGGCATTTATCACGGTAAGATTAACCTTGATAGAACTACAAAGAACCCCAAGAAGGGTGTACAGTATATCAATATCTAAACCTGATAAAAAAGTTTGCAAGATTAATAATTTCTTTAGTCTTGCAAAACTTAAACTAATAATACGCTAATAATTAACTAAATAACAAAAATAAACGTAAAAAAGTTTGGCACATTACGGAATAATTTATAATTTTGTGGCGTTCAAAATTTTGTTGGCTGGTTGAGATTAGCGGCTCTTCCGGTATTGGAAGGGCATTTTTTATGCTCGACTTTCTTGGAAATACGACATAGGCGTATTGCCCCTCGCATATATTGTAATGGTGTATGCGTCCCATTCAGCTAACAGGGATTGAACAGAGGGTAGCAGTACGCCCTTTATGTGTCTGCTTAGTTTTACGTTCAAAAATGTTAGCAAAATGAACGAAGTAAACATTATCAACAAATCAAATCTTCTTGGTAAGGAGATTGATGTATGGGGTTCAGTAGAACATCCATTGTTTCGGGCAAGCGATGTAGCTGTTTGGATTCAACATTCCGACGTATCCACGATGGTTAAGATTGTTGATGAAGATGAAAAAGTATTTGTGACCAACCCAAACAATGTTTGTGGTGGTCAAGGTGCTTGGTTTTTAACAGAAGACGGTTTGTATGAAATTCTTATGCGTTCTCGCAAGCCTATCGCCAAGCAGTTCAAGAAAGGTGTAAAGAAAATCCTTCACGAAATCCGCACCAAAGGAGGTTACCTTGCTACAACACAGAATGACACTCCTGCAACAATTTTAGCACGTGCAATGAAAGTTGCTGACAAGGTTATTGCCGAGCACGAAAAGCGCATTAAAGAGCTTGAAGAACAAGGTCGTTATCAAGAAATAGTTATCGAACAAAAAGACGCACAGATAGATGCGCAAGACAAGCAAATCAAAATCGCAGCACCTAAAGCTGAATACTACGACAACACACTTGCATCAACAACTTGCATAACAACAACGCAAGTTGCCGACGACTTGCACATTACGGCACGCACACTCAACGCAAAGCTAAAGGATTTAGGCATAATTTACTCACAATCGGGACAATGGCACTTAAAGATGCCTTATAAAGGTTGGAACTTGGCAGGTACACGCACCTACAACTATCAGTCAAGCAATGGTGAGACATTAACAAGTACGACCCTTGTATGGAATCAGCGTGGCAAGCGATTTATCATTGCGCTTTACAACAATGACTTTAATGTAAAGCGAGCCATTGCCGAATTAGCAGGAGACAACAAAAACAAGTAACACGAACCATTTAAATCAGAGTAAATTATGAACGACAATAAATCAACAAATAACAGCGAGGTAGTATTCACAGTGAGCAACACAACCTCGGACATGCTTTGTCTTCTCCGGGATTGCATGAAATTGCAAGAGCGGGCCATAAGCCTGTTTGAAGACAAAGAAGAAGGAGAAAACGTGATTAATGCAACAATTGCAACTGTTCGTGCGCTCCGTGACGCTATAGCTGTCAACATAGAGCAAAACATTGAAAACTTGGATAACGCTACGATATAAACAGGCTTATAGAAGCTTGTAAATAACAAATTATCACGGGTTACAACGCTAACAAACGCGCTGTGACCCGTTTTATTTTGCGTCTGTTGCAATATCTTTACGCCGATATAAACTTATATGTCAGCATGTAAAAACGCCAAGCGAACCAAAGAAAAACACGCTAAATAAAAATTGTTTACACAGCCTTTTTAATTTTCTTTACGCGCATTTGTTTATAATGTAATTTTGTTGTCAGATAAAAATATCCATTAACGTTTAAACAGAATTACACTATGGCAATAAAAGAAAAAGTGCTTGCTTCTTGCAAAACGTCATTCGCGAAGTACGGTTTGAAGAAGGATGAACTTTCAAAGCTGGTAGACCAGATTATCGCAGGTCGTGGCCTAACAGATGAGTCAACAGACGAGGACGTTACCAAAGCTATTACGGCAGTCGAACCTTATGTCGGCATGATGCAATCGTCATTTAACCGAGCCGTCAGTGAGATAGAAGCGAAGTACAAAGGATGGGTAAAACCGACAGACCCTCCAGTACCACCCACGCCTCCGACACCTCCGACTTCTCCAACGGACACACCGCTTACAATGGATGCTGTGGCGAAAATGATTGCCGCGTCAAAAGAAGAGCAGCAGAAAGCTATTTCAGAAGCCGTTGCTGCCGCTCTCGCACCTTACAAAGAACGAGAGGAAAAGACAAGATTGTCAACCTTGCTGCAAGGCAACGAAAAGCTGAAGGATGTTCCAGAAGTATTCCGTTCCCGTTACACGCTCGACAAAGAAGAAAACCTTGACAATGTCGTTGAGCAGATTACAAACGATTACACCGCGTTGAAGCAGTCTTTGGTTGCAAGCGGCACATTCGTAACAGCTCCGACAACAAGTACACCTCAGACCGAGCAGCAGGATTTTATCAAGCGCATGGAGGGTTTTGCCGAGCGCAATGCTCCTAAGCCCGATGGTGCTGCAAAGTAAATCAAAGTAAAATTTAAAAATTAGTAAAGTATGGCTTATAAAGGAATGTACCTCAAAAAGAGTGTGCCTACCGACATCAAGGAAGGTTCTTGGTGGGAAGAGCAGTGCGTCGTAAGACAGGGCGGCTATGACCTTGACCAAAGCAATCTTCCAGCCGAACTCAAATGGCTACCCAAGGGCACTGTTGTCAAGCTTGGCACGGGTGGTAAGGCTGTGGCTGTAAAGAGTGCAAAAGTTACGGAAAAAGCGGATGCTGCCACAAAGACAGTGAAACTCGCACCCGGTTCTCTCTTTAAAGAGGGTGACACCATTGGCGGTAAGAAAATCTCTTCTATCGCAAGAAGCGCGACACTCGACACCGTGACGCTTTCAGCAGGACTCGAAGCTGCAATCAATGCAGACGATATTGTTACTGACTACAACAAGGATTCGGACGTGCTCCTTGGCTTTACCTACGCAACAAAGGAGCTTGACAAGGACGCTTCGCAACAGGTTGAGCCTACACTCCGAGTTATGGAGGTCGAGGAAGCATCACTACCCTATCCTGTCAACGCAGACATCAAGGCTGGTTTGAACGCCAATGGTATCGCATTGTTTAAGATTCAGTAACAAGCAGGTATTATTAATAGGATAACAATAACAAAAAATATAGAAAAGGTATGAATAGTATTCTCAAACAGCTATTAGACCCGAAGTCTTTTCAGACCTATATTGACGAGAACATGAAGACCTCGACATACAAGGCTTTGTGGAAAAACGAGATTAAGCAGGTGGACTATTGCGCAGCTAAGGTTTATCAGGCTAATCTTGCGGAGTACACTGCTGCTATGGTCGGTTCTGTTATCGCCAAAAATGCTGCGAAACCGGTACACCACATGCCAGACTTCGGTCAGTTGACAGGTTCTGTCGGTCGCTATGGTGACGAGTGGGAGCTTGACAACGAATATCTCGACCAGATGCAACAGCTCGAAGGTCGTTACCGTGATATGACTGGACGTAACTACACACAGGCACAGCTCAATGCTCAGTACGATAAGCTTATCAAATATTCTTTCCGTCCGTACGAACGTGCCGTCATTGCACCACACAAGCGTCTTGACATGCTTTATTATGAGGGACTTTACACGGGCAAGCAGACAGTCTCTCGCGCTAACAACGCAAAAGCGAATGTGTCTTACACCTTTGACCTCGGCATTAAGCAGCTAACCGTTTCTACGAATTGGGGAGACGAAAATGCAACTCCAATTGCTGACATCAAGATGCTCAAGGACGAGGCGAAGAAGAAGGGTCGCAAGATTCAGAAGCTCCGTATGTCCGAAAACACATTCTTTAAAATGTGCAAGGCAAAGGAAATCAAGGACACGTTCAAGCTTAACCTCGGTACTGTACAGTTAAATCCTGCTGTGCCGATGCTTACGGTAGACCAGATAAACACTTATCTGCGTTCCGTACTGCTGCCTGTAATACAGATTGATGAAGACCAGTTTGTAACCCTCGCCGACGGCTCTAATGTCAACCTTATCGTTGATGACCGAGTAATAGCACAGTGTGCTGATAATGTTGCCGTTATGAAGATTTCAGACCCATTGGAGCTAAAGGATCCTATTCCTAACGTCTCATATTCTTCTCATGATGACAATCTCGTAGGCTACTGGCGTGACAATACAGGCTATCATGTTAACTACGATATGTGGGCACAGCCTGTTTTTAACGGCTTGAACGACCTCTATATTCTCAAGACAACCAAGTAAAGGTGGGCTTGGAAAACTCTAAATGTAGTAAGTTGTAACATTAAGACAAGGACAGCATGACAATCTCAGAAGCTATCGCAAGCGAAATTCAGCCCTTCTCTACTTCTGATGAAGCAATAGAGAAGATGTTTATCGACGCAGCCGATAAATACACTATCACAGCAAGTGTTGATGATGCATATTCTGTGTCTGTAAAAAAGCCCGTAGCCTATGCTGCAATGCGTATTCTTTACAAGATGCGTGTGCTTTCAAGCGAGAATGTGGGTGGCATATCACAAGGCTACAAAGCTAAGAATAGCTTGATTGACGATATGATTAAGTCTATCGCCAAGGATGCCGGATTGGATGCTGACCTTGTGCTTAATAGTGATTCGGATGATTATTGGTTGAGAAGTTCAAAAGTATGGTAAGGAGGAGAAAGCATGAATTTTGAGGACAAGATGCAAATTCAGCTTAAAATCTATAATGTCGGGTATGTACAAATTGGTGGACAATTCTACGACATGGACGAGGATGGAAATCCAAATTTTGACATGCCCAACGAGAATGCCGGCAGTGGCTACGACGAGGATGGAAATCCTATTGAGGCAAGTGCAACGCGTTTTTATGATTTTGGCAAGTGTATTATACTCCCAAACACAAGTGCAAGGTTGATAACATTGGCAGATGGTTCGCAATATGCTTATTCGTATGAGGTGATAGCTCCGCTGTCAAAGGCAAAATACAAAATGCTGCCTCGCGAAGGCGATAAGGTATTCATAACCAAGAAAGATGGGACTATCAGCAAAGAATTGGAAGTAAAAGGATTTGTGACATTCAAACGTCGCTATCTCAAATTATGGTTGTAAACTTATATGCAAAACGTATGATGTTAGGGGATGACGCTGTATGTGCAATGTACAGGCTTTTGAAAAAGGAGAGCAAAAGTATCGGCATAAATGAGCTTGGGGTTTTTAAATACGAAATTCCAAAAAAATCAAGCTTAAATGAATATGTCGTTATTAACCATCTACCTTTTGTTCAGCAAGATACAATAAACGAGGGCGTTGTAAATGTAAATATACACGTTAAGAGAACAGCCAGTGACGAACCGAACACACGAAGATTAAAGACCATAACAAAGAACATCCTCGTATTTTTTAAAGATAACACATATCTTGATGGCGCGTATTTTGAATTTTATTCTGATTCGCGACCTACACCCGATAACGATAACACTTATTACATTAATTTAAAATTCAACGTAACTTATAACAATTTAAAAGACTAAGATATGGCAAAAAATGGAAAAAACGGTGTGTATGGCATAGGCGAATTTGCCATTGCCGATCCTGCGGCAAATGGTGCTTATCCTACCAGTTTCCCGTTTAAGTTCAAAGCTATCGTTTCCGGTTCGTTGACGTTTAATGACAGCGCACCATCCACCAATGACGTGGAGATTGAGGATTCGGAAGACCCATATGCAGAGCTTCCTTCGTCAGCGGCAACAAAAGGCTTTACTGTACAGACTTACGACTTGTCACCTGAGACATTCAAAGCGATTCTTGGCTATACTTCCACCGACAATAAATGGAATAACGAGCAACCAACTGAGACAGAATGTTACAAAGCTGTACAAATCAAGACCAAGGCGTTCGACGATATTCCGGCAAAGGTGTTTCAGTGGTCAAAGATGAAGCTTACCGTCACTCGCTCAGGTTCTATCAGCAAAACAGGATTACCCAACCTTAATATTGTGTTCCGTCAGATGGGTGTGTTTGACGCAGAAGGCAACAAGGTTAGTGGACATCGTTGGGCTAAGCTCGAAGACGTTAAAACCGAAATAGACAAAGAAACCGGTGACGTTTAATGATACGGATTTCTTTATTTAATACAAGCGGTGAGGTAAGGGCATAACCCAAGCCGCACCGCTTTTTAATTTTTATAACTATGAAAACAGCAGACAAAAAACGTACGGCAGAAACCTTAAAGGAAAAGCCTGTAAAAATAAAAGTTGGTTGGCTTAGTTTTAAAATAAAGCCTCTTACACTTATGCAGATATACGAAATGTCGGTTTTTGCTAACGATATAAAGAAGCCATCGTGGAAAGATGGCGACAAGATAAATATCATTGGTGAAACTATAGCACATGGCAACGATGCACGCCTTATGTGCGAGGTGTTTATAGTGTGTGCTTTTCGCAAGGCTTGGAAACGATACATGTTTGGACGATATATACGTAAGCATCTTAACATCTACGCATTCAACGAGCTTGTGAAATTTATCAGTCTGTCTTTTAACGCAAATTTTTTCTTAACCTCTATAACTTTCCTCACCCAAGCAGTAGTGATGACGGAGCCACAAACGATTCCCCATGGGCAGCAGTCGGAGCAGTGATGAAATATTTCCGTATGAGTTACGAGGAGGTCGTATTTAATCGCTCATACTTAAACATTATGCTTCTTAATCGTTCCATTCCTACATGGGATAACGACAAAGGCAGCAATAGTGTTAACACTAACACAGTCAACACAACTAACCGTCAATCAATTAACAAGTCAGTACACGCCTCAGACTTTTTTATGGATATGATGGGATAATATATATACAATATGGCAGCAGACGAAATACTTGGCATAAGTGGACAGTTGGATATTAATGACATTCAGCAGTCTTTTGATAAGTTGATAAATGACCTGAATTTACTTGGAGTAAAGACGGATGAAATTAGCTCTAAGATGACTAAGGCATTGAATGAAATTGCTCAAAGTTCGGCTTCTGATAGCGAGAAGACAAAGCAATCCGTGCAGACCTTAAAGCAGGGTATCGAAGAAATTAACAAATCACTCGCCGACACGCCCGAAGCATTAAAGAAACTTGCATCGGAGGCTCAGACTGCGGAAGCAACCATCGATAAGCTTAAAAAAAGATTATCAGAAACAACCGAAGGTTCTCAGAAATGGAATGAGATTAATGAGCAGTTAAAATCTCAGCAGAGCTTAGTAGAGAAACTTAACGACGAATATTTATCAATGTTGGGTACATTCGGCAGTACTCAGCAGTATGTTGGTACTCTCAATGCTGCTATTGATGCCCTGAATGCCGGTCGGTCTATATCAACGGCAGCAACTGGCGCAAATGCGACTGTTCACGCTGGAGCGGCAGCAGCCGTAGGTACTGAAAGCGTGGCACACGGTGCAAATGCAGAAAAGATAGGAGAAGAAACACAGGCTGTAAAAGACAGCACGCAAGCGTATCAAAAAGCAGCCGAAGCAAGCCAACAGCGAGCCGAAACAGCAAACGCCGAGGCAGCGGCACTTGACAAGCTGACGGAGCGTGTCTTGCAAGGCAAAATTAGCGAAAACGAATATATAAAAGCAAAGGAGAGCGCCGAAGAACGTTATCGTCAGTTAATGGACGAGCAGACGAATTTGCTTGAAAAGGAGAAAAAAGCAAGAGAAGAGGCATCTACTTTTAAGGTCGTTGACGGCAATATTGTCGATAGCAACAACGCTCTTAACGCACAGGCAGCGGATGCACTTTTAGAACGTGCTAACAAGCTGAAAAACGAAGCGAATGAAATTGCAAGCAGCTTGCAGCGACTTTCAGAAGCGTACACTTCTACAGCGCAAAAAGCAGAAGCTGAACAAAAGCGAGAAACTGAAAGCACAAACAAAACACTTGATGCGATACGAGCTAAAGAAGATGAGTTAAAGAAACTCAACGAGCAGTTGGAACAAATGGAGGCTCACCATGCAAACGGTTGGGGAGGCGACTTTATTACATCTATGCGTAAGGGTGAAAATCCATTTGCAACCATTAAAGAGTATTTTGCCGAGGGTGACGCAATCAAGGAAAAGCAACAGCAAATCGCCGAAGTTACGGCAGAGTTAGGAAGATTACGCACAGCATCCGAGGAAGTAAAAGCATCCACAGCTGATATATGGAGTGGAATGTCAAAAGAAGACATCCACACAATCATACAGGAAGACATAAATCAACTGAAAATACTTAAAAGCGAGTATTCCGAAATTGTGCAGACTTATGGCAAGAACAGCGACAAAGCGGAAGAAAACAAGCGAAAGCAAGAGGAAATAACACGAGAAATAATACAAGGCAAGGAGAAATTGCGCGAAATGGGTACGTCCTATGAAGATGTAGCCAAAACGGCAAAAAAGACAGCTGAAAACACAAAAAAAATTGGTGAAAATGCCCAAAAGTCAGGAAAGAATATAACTGGATTATTTGGCAAGGCACAAGGCGTATTTTCCAACCTGAGTAATGGTAATTTTTCAGGACTTTTAGGTATGGTCGGCAAGGCTGGCATATATGGTGCAGTCGCTGTCGCTATTGGCAAATCTGTGCAATGGTTATCACAACAGGCAGAATCTCTGCGTGCTGCGATGGTGCCATTGAAGACATATCTGGATGATGGTACACTGGAGGAATTACGCCGTCAGTTTGTCGAAATTGAATACTCAAGTAGTCACAGCGCTGAAGAAATGGCGGCAGCTGGTACACGTTGGGTAAAATACTTTGAAGGTTTGCGAGACAATGCACACGCAATAGCAGAGGTTACAAAAAATTCAAATGATTTAGCAACCGTACTCGGCACTACTTCCGATAAAGCAGCCGAATATCAACTAAAAATCGCCGGAGCATATCATCAGTCGGCACTTGAAGCAACACACAACAACGCAATAATAATAAATGCGTCTAAACAATCAACGGCAACGTATGAAGAAATGGCGCAAACACTGGCGTCAACAGCTAACAGAGCACAAAATGCTGGTATTTCATTAAAAGAACTTGCAGCAGCAGCAGCTTATGGTAAAAGAACATTTGGAAGTGCAAATGAAGCGGCATCTTCTTATGTTATGATGATGACGCGACTTTCTACACAAGCAAAAAATGAATATAATCCAGCGGTCGTAGGTGCAACAAAGGCACTTTCTAATTTGGCAAAATCGCAAGAACTCAATGACACGTTAACATCCCTATTAGGAAAAAGGCAAGCATCACTCGCTAAAGTATTTGTGCAAAACGCCGCCGCTATAACAAAAATGAGAGACGGTTTAGACAATGAGGCGAGTGCAGCGGCAACCGTGGCAGCGGCAGAAGGCAAGATGGTAAACGTGGAAAAACGATTGCAAAATGCCAAAAAAGCACTGGCACATGAGGTAAATGCGAACTTAACCCCAGCATATGCCTCGTTTGTTGAATACTGTACATACTTTGCGAAAACAATAGGACAGGTTACGAATGCTATAAAAAAGGGTATAAAACCTGTTGTAGATTATATTGCAAGTAGTATAGCCTCACTGGACAAAAAATTAGGAAATAGTCGGTTTTCTGCATTGTTAGGAAAAGGTTTGAAGGGTATAAGTTATATCGCAAGCCCTTTGATGGCGATGACTACAGAAAACATGATGAATGATAAAAGACGAGAATCACGGCAAGAACATCTAAAGCAAATATATAATGAAGAATTAAAAAAAGCGGGCGAGCAATCGCCTGGCAAAGCTTACTTAAAGGCGGCAAAGAGAATCGCCAACAACGGCTTGATATCGAAAGAGGATAAAAAATACTTGCAGTCGTTAATGTCAGACACAAGAACGCTCGCCAATTCAAAGCCAACGGACCAAGGGCTTGCGATAGGTGAGCAAAATGCTATTAAGGACAAGAACGGACAAAACAAGCTAAAGCAATTGCAAGAACAGCAACGCAAATTCCGTGAAGAAGAGGCTAAACGGGAAGCAAAGGACCTTGCTGCAAGCGAAAAAACAAAATGGGACTTGTATGTGGCCGAAAAAGAAGCGGGCATTTCGCGACTTGAAAGCGCAAGTGAGAAAGAAGTGGCTCAACACAAACTCGATTACGAGAAACAGAAACACGCAATAGAAGAAGAGCAAAAGAGCCTTTTAAAAGCGAATATTGCAGCTGCTGAGCAAGCATATAACAAAAACCCCCAAAACAAGAATAGTGAGGGTTTCTATGCCAGTGGATTGGACAAAAAGGTAACACTCACAAGCGACCAGAAGGCACTTATTAACGCAAAATACGAAGCTTTGGAAGCACAGGAGAACGCTTACGATTTGGCACAATTAAAGAAGAAGACACAAAGCCTTTATGACTACTTGAAGGAATACGGCACTTTCAAGGAGCAACAGCTTGCAATCGCTAAAGAATATGATGAAAAGATAAGGGAGGCAGAAGCACAGGGTGACACCTACAAGGTAAAGACCTTGCAGGCGGAAAAAGCGAAGCAAGTCGGAACTGTTAAAGCTAACGAGATAGAAAGCAAAATTGACTATGCAAAGGTATTCGGCGAATTTGGCGTAATACTCGAAGACCAAATGACCGACATTTTGAAAACAATGAAGGATTTTTCAAAAACCGATACCTTCAAAGCAAAGCCACTTACAGAGCAAAAGGACTTTCTTTCCCGTATGAATGAGTTGTCCAATCAGTACGGCACAAGCAAATGGGAAGATATTAATTTCTCACAACTTGGCAAACTGATTGATGACTACAATCAGAAATTGGAGAAAAGAAATAAAGCAGAAGAAAAACTCAATGAGTCAAGTAAGAAGTTAGCAGAAGCACAAGAAGCCTATGAAAAGGCAATGAAGAGCGGCAATGAAATACAAATACTTGATGCAACTGGAAATCTCGATATTGCACAGAAAAAGAACGACAGCAACAGGCAAGCATTAGCAAATGCTGATGCCGACCTCGTCGGAGCACAAAGCAACGTTACCGACTCAGCACAGAAACTTAGCAGTACTTTGACCTCACTTGATGCACTTCTTCAGAATATGAAAAGCGGCTCAATTTCGAGTGTTTGGGACTCATTTGTGGATTTTGACAAAAAGGTTAATGGTGGTAAGGCGACACAGGCAGTTACGGACACTATAGGAAAACTGCTCGGCAAAGCATTTGAAGGTAAAACGGACTTGGTGTCCCAGATTATCGGAGCGGTTTTAAATTTGTTAGATGTAATTGCAGAACAAGGAATAGGCGGAATAGTTGGAGGATTAATTGACTCAGTGCTAAGTGCTGTAAATGGTTTGCTTGACAATATCTTGAGCGGAGACTTCCTTAAACAGATTGGAGGTTCACTTGTAAACGGAATAGGTGGTATTCTTGACACTATTACCGGTAGACTCGGATCTATTCTTTCCTTTGGTGCACTTTCTTCAAAGGGCATATCCTCATGGTTTACAAATTCAAATGCCGAGAAAGTTGAGAAAGCAATTAATAAACTATCAGACAGAAACGAGAGCTTGCAACAATCAATAGAGGACTTGAACGACACGATGAAAAATTCAAGTGGAGTAAAGTCAGTGGAAGCGTACAAAGAAGCTTATAAACTTCAAGAAGAGCAAAACGAGAATTACAAGAAGATAGCACAAGAGCAAGCTGGCTATCACGGTGCTCATCACTCTTGGAATTATTATTGGAAGGGTTTTTCAGATGACGAGATAGAACGAATAAAAAAGATTACAGGCAATAAGGAATTTAGCGGCAATCTATGGGACTTAACACCCGAGGAAATGAAGAAGCTTCGTGGTGGTGCGATTGACATCTGGGAAAAAATCAAAGACACTGGCAAGGGAGGTTATGGAGACAGACTTGCTAAAAAGTTGGATGATTATATCGACCAAGCCGATAAATTGCAAGACCTCACAGACCGCATAAACGAGAGCTTGACACAAATATCTTTTTCTTCCATGAGGGACGACTTTATCTCAAAGCTTATGGATATGCAAAGCACAGCAGAGGATTTTTCCGAAAACTTTGCTGAAATGATGCAAAAAGCGGTTCTACGATATGGCCTGGAAAACCTGATTAATACAGACCTTAAAGGATTGTATGAGAAATGGGGAAAGAAGATGCAAGAAGGACAGCTCTCAGAAGACGATATTAATAAATTTAAGGAAGAATATGACAAGATAGTTCAGAAAGGCATTGAAGAAAGAGATTATTGGGCACAGATTACGGGCTACGCCTCACAATCGCAGCAGACGGCAACAGCTAAGGGAATTGAAGCAATTACAGCAGACCAAGCAAGTAGTCTTGTTGGTATTGGTTATGCTATACAAAGTGCCGTTGAGCTGGGTAACGCAACACGTACACAAATAAGTGTTGACATAAGCGTTATGCGCAACTATGCGGAAACAGTGGCAACGAACATGTCCGAAATGAGAGATATTCAATATGAAGGACTTGGGCAGTTGCAGCAGATAGTAAAAAATACAGCTCCTATAATCCTTATTCGCGAAGACATTGCAAGTATGTATAAAATTATGAAAGACAGGTATTAACATGAGAAATCAAGCTTTTATAAAATCAGTCAACGAGCAAGATAATGCTTATGTTGACATTGATACATTTGGGGTGACTCTTACAAGAGGTTGGCGAGAAGCCTTGCTAACCCCTGCTCCAGTGAAAAGTTATGTAACAAATGACAGTCGCTTAGAACATGGCACGGCAATTATCGCATCTGCAAAGTATGCAAAGAAAGACAAACGCGATGTGAGTATTTCTTTTCTTCTTGAGGGCACAACAGAAAGTGACTATCTCGAAAAATATGAAAAGTTCTTATCCAAGATAGCTTATAATGGGGAGATTTGTCTAAAAGTACCATGTCTAAAACGTGTCTTCAAAGTTGTTTACACACAATGTTCCAAATATGGAGACTATGGATTGAAAAAAGGTAACTTTACACTCAAGTTAACAGAAAACAACCCAAACGATAGAGAAACGTTATGATTAATATATACAACATAGACGGCAGTGTGCTGATGCAAGTGCCTGTAACAAAAGAAGCAAAACGAGAAGAGGAATTGTCAAAATCTGATTACATTTCTCTTTCGTTTAATGCTGCCGTCAAAGTTGTATTGCCTGTTGGCGCATACATTGAATATACATATTATATTGACGATGTACGCACAGTTACTCGTCAATTTCTTTTGCTTGAGCCATACGAGCCAACACAATCAAGTGAAATGTCGTGGAAGTACACGCCTGAATTTCAACACCCGAAAATGGCGTTAAGCAAAAAAATATTCTACATAACGACTAAAAACTCTCAAAATGAGGTTATAAAGCAGACAAACTGGAGCTTCGTTGGTGTGCTGTCAACGTTGATGGGGAAAATATGTGATTTTCTTAATAACGACCTTAAATTTGGTAATTGCGGATGGAAAGCTCAGACAACAAATACATTGCCAAATGCAATAAATGTATCTTTTACAGACAATGACGTTTTGTCTGCATTAACATCTATTGCCAATGCCGTGGGTGAAAACTGTGAATATCATATTGATTACGACAACGAAATTATATATTTTGGCAAAGTTGTGATTGGTGATACGCCATTAAATTTAGTGGTTGGAGAAAATGTTGGTGTACCGTCAATATCTGAGAGCAGAGAGAATTATTATAATGCTTTCACAGTTTTTGGTAGCACTCGCAATATAACACAAACAAACAGTAAAGGAGAAAACATCTCGCCCAGTGATATACGTCTGCAATTAGAAGCAGGAAATGGATCTATTGATGTTGACGGCAAAAACTACAACTACAGCATAGATAATTTCTCAACGATAGACCTCAGACAAGACAAACAAACAGAACCTTTATTCACCAAGGTGCTGAATTTTTCTGACGTTTTCCCTTCTTTGGATACATACGTGTATAATGTACGAGGACGAGAGAAATATGTATTAGACAGTACAACAAACCAAAAGATACCGCTTACGTACAATGCAGACGGTTCTGTTGCAACATACAAGACTTTTACCGTATGGTATATGCGACTTGCTTATTGTACAACGGAAAAAGTTAATGACAAGACACCGGTAAATACCACCAACGACAACGGCACAACGCATTATTGGTATGACTTTGAAGTTACCGATGATTTGATTATTGCCGAAAAAAATTTGTCATGCTCGTTTGAGCCAAACTTGAATGCAAATGCGTTGTCTACACCTTTGGCAGGACGTGGCACTAATGGAGAATACGTAGGTTTTGAACTTAATTATCATAAAAACAGTTCATCCAGCCATGAATCCGATGATGTGTCAACAACTAAATTCAACATTCTTGCAGGAGATTACGAAATTATTTATCAACAAGATAACAATGTCATTGTACCAACGAATGCCGACGAGCAACTTGTTCCGCATGGAGAATCATTGCCGTCGTTAAAGTGTAACATCACTGTATTGTATAATATAGCTATGTCTGACGTGTATAAAACAGATGCGCAAACAAGGTTATTAAACAAAGCAAAAGCAGAGATAATACGATTAATGTCCGATTTGAATAATTATACATTCAAATCCTACCCACAGGTTTTTGAGCGTAAAAATCCACATCTGCAAATTGGACAAAACGTAATGTATAATGAAGGACAAGGGTACAAACTCAACACGCGAATTTTAAAATTATCAACTAATATTGATTTTGATTTTATCCAAGAAATCACAATCGGTAATCAGACGATAAAAGGAACAATAACTCAGCTAAAAGAGGATGTACAATCAATTATTACGAATGGAAATAATGCAAGTAATGGATATACTGTTTCACAGATAAATAATATTATAGCCAAATATGGCTTACGATATTTTCTTTCCAAGAAAAATCCAGATACGGCGCAGAAGGTGATAACCTTTATGGAGGGCTTAAAACTGGGCAAAGATGGGAAGAAGGGACTGACGGGCGAAGGTGCGGCTACGCTGAGTACTGTTGTTGTGGATGAGGTGCGTGACCCTAAGAGCACCGAGCAAGACCGCGTGATTGTCGGTGCGCAGGGTTTTGACCTCTATATGGGCAAGGACGGCAAGAGCCACCTTTATGTTGACTATCTGACGACAAGGACGAAATTCTTCGCTGCGAGCGCTGAGGTAAGAAAGGTGAGCTATTCGGGCGGCACTACGCTCTTCTCAAGCGCTGGCAGCACAATAATGAAGGTGGCGCACGTACTGGATGATGCAGGAGTGGGTATCGGCTACAAATGCTATGCTGCTGCTGATGACGGCACGACACGAACGGCTAACTGGTGGCACGTGGGCATGATGGCACTGTGCCAGACCTTTAACGTGAAGGCAGGAGAATCAGAAAATCTTGCTAACAGATATTACTGGCGTCTTGTGGTGGGCACGGGGCAGGAGACGCTGGAGGACGGCAAGCTGTATGACTACGTGATACTGTCAAACAAAAGGACGTTCATGGGCAGCGAGGCTTGCGTGCCGGTGACATCACAAAAGGTGATAGGCGCTGACGGCAAGGCGTTAGTGTTCGGCGATGTGATGATACAGGTGACCACAACGGGCGAGAAGCAGAGCTTGGCGGCGGTGTTCGAGGAGCAGGAGGGCAAGACTACTGACGACGGCAACAATGTCATAGCAAACCGCATGTTCTTCGGCTACGAGCCAGCCGCAGACGGAGGAGAGCCTGACGTGCCGCAGCCCTACGACGTGATAGTACAGGCAGGAGACCAGATTCAGTGGAACCGCTTCGGAAACCTTATAAAGCTAACGACATCTACGGAGGACGGAAGCGACAACGGAAACGCTCCTGCCATTGCGATGTATCATGCGATGGGTGCGCCTTACAAGACGGGGGACACGGTGAATCCGTATCAATGGAAGACGCTGACTTCGCTAGATTCCCCTCTCCTTGTGCTCAAGAATGCCAAAAACTTCAAGTTCTTCACCGATGACGACCCCGACAATATCATCGACCCTGTGACGGTGACTTACGACCTTGTGCCGTCTTCGGAATACATCATCCGCAAGCCGAACTCGCAGACAGCGACACCGAACGACATTACCTTCACACTGACAAAGCGCACGGGCAACGTGTCGGAAACAATGAAGGACGGATATTTGCTGACGGCAGACTACACTACCACGGACGGCGCAAGCAAGAGCGGCGTGGCGATAAACAGTCTGTCCGACATCGGCGTAAGCTTCTACCTCCTCGCTTCGGTGACGGTACGGGCAACTGTCAAGGCAGACAACACCGTCATCTCGCACGTCCTGCCTGTTCTCTCGGACGGCGATAAGGGCGACCGCGGTGATGACGGCATGGCGTATCAGGTAGTGGTAACGAGCAGTGCGGGAACGGTGATGCTGAGCGGTACGTGGAAGACGGTACTGACAGCTACGCTGCTACGCAACGGCGTGGACATAAGTGATACGGTGAGTGACGGCTCATGGTCATGGCGCAGGTTGTCTGCGGACATGGATGATGACGTCAGATGGAACGCCCTACATGACGGTATAGGGAGAACCTGCAATTTGAGCCGCGATGACATTGCGCGTCAGGCGCAGTTCGAGTGCGAGGTTTTGATATAACAAGGTAACTATTATAATAAACAAAAACAACAACCCAAAAAGAGATTTTATGGCAAAAGTATTAGCTAACGGTCAGATAACCATTGTTGACCTTAACGACGGCAAAGCCGTCCAGTGTTTCACACAAGCATCAAAGGGCGAGACCCAGATATTCACGCCTGATACTGGTATATACACTCCGAACTATTCGTCGAGTGCCCCTAACGTTATCACGGCTCGTGTGTATGTGACCGGTAGTTCCACCGATCAGGCACCGACAGCGGCATGTACCGCGTGGGCGTGGAAAGTGGACGGAGCAACTGTCACTCCGGTGAGCGGAAAGCCATTCCAGCTCAACATCGTGAACAACATCCCCAGCAACGGTAGCGTGAAGAACATCGAGTGGTCATGTACGTATACGGACCCTGAAACAAAAGCCACAACAAAGTGTATCGGCTACAAGACAATATCTCTTGCGAAATCGGGCGGCGCGTTACAGACCGTACAGATAGAGACTCCAGACGGCAATACCTTTGACTCGTCGAATAGTGGCAAGACACTGCGTGCCATAGCCAAGTTCTTCCGTGGCAATGTTCAGGACACTACGCTTACAAGCATGACATGGGAGGTTCTGAATGTCAGTGCTGGCACTTGGAGTGCGGTGGCTGCTGGCAACGCAACCATATCTAACGGCGTGAGCACCTTGCAAGTAACCGCCAACGACGTACTTAACTTCCAGACTTTCCGCTGTACTGTCAAGGATGGCAATGACACAGCTAACGCCATCGTCACGTTCTTCGACGCAAGCGACCCGTACGTCGTGGAGGTTTATTCGCTGACAGGCGATAAGATTGTTAACGGCCAGCAGTCTACAGAGCTTTTTGCCCGCCTTTGGAAGGACGGCAAGATGGTGGAGGATGGGTCAGCTGTTAAGGCAGACAGCAACCATGCGTCAAATTACACCTATAAGTGGACCAAGTATAATTCAAACGGTGTGGCTACGAACTGGAATGGCACGACAAGCCCAGTGAATGCTTCTACAAAGCCGTATGTAACGGTGGCGAACGCTGACGTGACAGTGAGAGGTACATTTATCTGTGAGGTGTCCAAATAGGATGCCTCGCTCATAAAAATGCGAAAAACATGAATATATGGCAACAATACTTGCAATAGGATTTATAACCATCGTGGAACTGAAGGATGGTGAGAAAGGGGACCGCGGTGATAAGGGGGATAAGGGCGATCGCGGTGACGACGGCACTAACGGCAAGGATGCAGTGGAGTTTATTGTCAGTAATGCTCCTCTTGTGTTCGACACAGACGAGAACGGCGTGGTATCTGCAAGTGTCAGCAAGACTGCCACAATACAAGTGATGCGTTCCAGTAAGAACATCACATCGGAGGTGAGCAATCTCTTCCCGAGCAACAGCAACATGGGCTGCGGAAAACCGACGCTGACAAAGCGGACTGACGGCATAGACGTGACGATATCGGGAGCATCGATAAACAAAGACAGCAAGCTCGGTGTGAGTGTGACGAGCGGATACGTAATCGCGTATATGGCAATCGGAAGTACGCTATACTCTCAGCAGATACCCTTTTTGGTGAACTTGGCAAAGTTTACGGGGACGATATCGGCTGACAACAAGAAGCTGCGGACGGACTATACGGAGCTGACGAACCGTGTAGGAGCAGTGGAAACGGACGTAAACGGCATCCCCATCAAGACGCAGGGCGAGCTGACGAAGTATACCTCGACCATTGAGCAGACGGCCCGTGAGATATCGCTGAAGGTGACGGAGGAGACCGTGAACATGGCACGTAACTGCATCGTCGGCTCGGCGCTGAGGGAATATGACGAAATAACGCCAATCAACGGTACGAAGAAAGTGACGATAATGACGGAGGGCGTGGGTGGTACTAACTATGCCCAATGCTACTGTATCGGAGCCACTGCAAACTCTTGGACGGGCCTGTACTTCAAGGACGTGCGCGTGAAGCCGCAGACAAAATACATATTCAGCGTATGGATGAGAATGACGGCAAAGCCCGACAATGGCAGCTACGTGGCTATCAAGACATACAACACCTCCGTGACGGGCACGGAGGTGGCACGCATCGCGTTCCCTAACAGTCAGACACTGAACGTGTGGGCATTGTACAAGGTGGCGGTGAGCGTTCCGGCAGCATGTAACCGCCTTCTGATAGAGACAGGCGTGAGAAAGAACGGAGCGATAGACCTGTGTCGTCCGATGCTGGAAGAAGGCGATACGTACCAAGGCTGGAGCCTCTCGCCTTACGACGTAACCATAGACGATGCAGTGGTGGCGACAGGCTTAGACATCAAGAACGGCATCATCAAGGCAACGGCTGATAAATTCGAGATAAGAAACAACAACGGTGAACAGACGGCTGCTGTGAACGAGAAGGGACGCTTGGAGGTAAAGAGCGGTTTGTTTTCGGGTTTTATAGTGAAGAAGATGACGACACTCACTCCTGATAACATTTCCGAATATCTTAAAAGCTCACAGAGCAATGGCTATTTAAGCATGGACTTCTCGGCAGCTGGCTCATACGTGTGCTTTACGGACGCGATGAAGGCGAAATATGGAGACGATTATCCTTCACCTGTACTTCCTTTTTACAATATAGGCAGTATAAGTGCATCACTCGGCGTAACGGCGGAAGAAGCAATATCCTACATAGGACAAATCGTGATAATAGCAAACAAGAGCGACACGACGGTAAACGTTATTGGCGGAGGAACTATCAAGGGTGGCGGCACACAGTCGCAGTGGATAGAAACGGGCTACATGGCTGTGTTGACTTGCGAGTTCGAGTACACATCGGTAAAGAACTATAAAATAGTATGGAATGGATATTGTGTAAAAATATAAAATATTAAGATATGAAAAAGATACGTATAGGCAATGACATTAACTTCCGAT